GGCGGGCAAAATCGCGTCTAAGACGTGCGTGGCGGTTATGAACGGGACGGCATGCTTCGTGGAGGACAAGCCGATTGGCGAAGGCTAAGGACCGATACGCGCTGCGTGTTCAGCAAGGGCAGTTCGTCCCGGCGGATCGAGCAACGCAGCTGCGGCTACGGGAAAAGGGATTCCGGACAGGGGATCTGGTGTTCGTGGAGTTTCGTCGGCCTCGAAATCCCAAGTTCCACCGCCTGGCTCACCAGCTGGGCTGGCTGTGTACCGACAACATTGAAGCCTTTGAGGGCATGGATCCGCACAAGGTTCTGAAGCGCCTGCAGCTGGAGGCCAGGGTAGGCTGCGACGAAATGGCCATCGTGGTTCCGGAAGTGGGCGCCTGTCTGCATCTGATACCGCGCAGTCTGAGCTACGAGTCCATGGACCAGAGCGAATTTTACGAAGTCATGCAGGGGTTCTGCCGACATATTGCCAAGCGATATTGGCCAGGCCTGGACCCTCAACAGATTGAAGATATGGCGGGAGCAATGATCGATGAGACATAAAAACCACGTTCCGTTTCTGGTGGTAGGCCGGGATCAGCAAGGAATCAGATCCGGCGCTATACCGACGACCAAGCAACAGAAAATACAGGCAAGCGAAACGATTGCAGCTCAGACGAATCGATTCCTTGCGCACGGCGGCAAGATCGCCAGGGAGGACGAAAGTGATCCGGACGTAAAACGCCGGTATGTCGCGTCGTTCGATGCGAGTGCGGAAGTCTGATGCTACAACGCAAAACGCCGTTGAAAACCAAGAAGCCCCTCAAGGCAAAGTCCTCGCTGAAGGCCAAGGCGCCCATGAAATCCGCGAGCAGACCCAAGGTTAGCAAAATCCGGCAGAGCGCCCGCAACCAGGCTTGCACCGTTGGCACACCGCATATCTGCAACGGCAACCCGGAAACCGTGGTTCTGGCGCATCTTAACGGCGCAGGTATAGGCGCAAAGCACCCGGACTGGATGGGAGCCTGGGCTTGCTCGGCATGCCATGCACTGATCGACGGCGAATATGTGAAATATGGGATCACCAGAGATGAGAGGGACTTGCTCCATTATAAGGCGATACTGAAAACACAAGAGCACCTTTTTAACATGGGCCTGCTCAAAATTGCAGAATAAGTCGAGGTAAAGGGCGCCGCATGAGATACCCAATAACGCCAGTGCCAAAACCTCGCATGACCCAACGTGACAAGTGGATTAAGCGGCCAGCCACAGCCAGGTACTGGGCGTTTAAGGACGAATGCAGGCTTCGCAAGGTATCAGTGCCGGAAAGCGGGGCGCATATCACGTTCATCATCCCGATGCCGAAAAGCTGGTCGCAGAAAAAGCGCGACGTTATGGACGGCCAACCTCACCAGGTCCGTCCGGATAAAGACAACCTCGAAAAAAGCCTTTTAGATGCCGTGTTTTCAGAGGATTGCACGGTATGGGACAGCCGGGTAACGAAGCTGTGGGGCGAGGCTGGCGCAATCATCATTACGGAAATGGAGTAACGCATGAAATATCAATGCAATGTTTGCGGGGCGCAGAAAGATCTGCCAGAGCATGCCAGCGATTTTTTCGTCAATGGCCAGCCCGTTTGCCTATCTCCCTCGCTGACGACGCCTGGAGTATGCCGAGGGAAACTTGAACCAATGCCGATCTGGAGTAAGGGGATGAAATTTACCTGCGTAACGTGCGGAGTCGACACTATCCAAAGTGAGCGGGCAATCAGGATCTGCAGGTCGCCTTTGGATAGCGATCTGCCGGGCGCTTTTTGCGGCGGAATACTGGCGCCGAGTGCTGGTAAACCACTGGGAGAATTCGAAGAATTTAAAAAATGGATAAGCTCGCATGCAGGACCGCGCAATCCGGTTACCGATCCGAGCCCTGCCATGGCCGAGCTGTACCCGGATTATTTTCGTGACGTGTCACAGCTGAAAGAGATAGACGTTTACATGGTGCATGGCCTGTTTCGCGTGAAGGACGACACTGGCTGTCTGCACCATGCCAGCAAAAAGCTATTGCTATCGGGCCAGCGCAACGGCAAAAAGACCCTGCGCCAGGACGTGAAGGAAGCCCGGGACACGCTGACGCGCTGGCTTCAGATCGACGAGATCCTGTCAAAATGACAGAAAACGACCAGACACTATCGAAGCAGCTGGGGATCCAGCCAATCCATTGCCTGGCGAATCGACTGGTTGACCTGGCCGATGCCAAAAATCGGGAAGGGTACCGCCAGATGCTGGATAGCCTGGGGCAACGGCATGGAACCCATTACCAAACCATGGTCAATGAAATTGCGACCCGGCAGATACGGATGCAGTCGCGGGATCACAGGCATAATGGCTGGCGAGTCGTCTGGAAAGAGCACTTTAAGCGGAGCGCTGAATGAGCAAGACCACCAAAAGCCAGGTTCGTGATGCCAGGATCCGGGCGGAGCTGTCGGTAGATCGAGTTGTTACGATGATACTGAGCAGTGACCGAGATGCGGGCTGGGGGGGCAATCACCCGCTTGGCAGGTTCTTCGATCTGAAGGGGCACCAGCCAGCCCGATCCGGCTATTCCGGGATATCAAGGGTATGGGAGCAGACCGCGACACTGAACGACTGGCCTGATCGCTACCAGGTCGCCAGGGATCTGCTGGGAAAGCTGACGATGGATCACCGCCAGGCCGTTCTGATTGACCGGCTCTGCCGTGGCAAGACCCTGAGCACAAAACAGGACGGGCCTGTTCGGTACAGTGATGATCTCATAGCGAGCAGACTGGGCGTAACTCAAGAAGCGTTTCGACAAAGAATCAGCAGGGGATACCGGCGCCTGATTTTGCTGCTGGCGCCGGAGTTGAAGGGCGGGGTTACTCGGGGCGACTAAAGGTAACGGCGTGGTTGATGGCAACGGTCAGGCTGGGGAGCTCCCAGCGCTGCTGATAGGCGCGCAACTTCTGCAGCGTAGCCTCGTTCACGTCGATGCCCTTGAGTTTCTTTCGGGCTCGATGGGCCTTAACCCGCTCAGCGCCAGTCATGGTCATTTACCGCACCCCTCAAGCAGTCTTATTAACTGGGGTTCCTCCAAATGCTCCGATCTGCACACTTGTAGATGCCGTTGAACTTGTAGCTGCCGTTGAACGTGATCCTCGCCTTCTTCCATCAGCTCGTCGCTCACTCTGAGCTCAAAGCCTCTACCGAGCTGAATGCGCAGCGGGAAGTTGTCCGGATCTAGCCCGGCCTGCAGGATCAGTCCAAGTTTTTTGCAACGATCCCGCTTCAGGGTCTCAAGCTGATGGATCTGGCGCTTGTGGGTCTGGATCTTCTGCTCGTCAATGGCCAGTTCGCGCAATGCCAGGGGTACGTCGTGAAGTCTCATCGTAGTGTTGCCTCTGCTTTGTCAGTGATCGGAATGATTAAGCGGTTGCCTCGCTCGATCGTCTCGTGATCCTTGCCGGAGATGTCAGCGATCACTTCCCACGGCGAATTCCCGTAAACCATGTGCAGCGTGAAGCGCTCGCCGTGAGTGTCCAGGTATCGGATGGCGCCCATATCGGATGCCATGGCCCATTCCAGGATTTCATCCCGGGTAGCTTCCGCCGTAACGTCCCGCCCCATCCATTCTTGCGAGTCGAATACGTTGACCAGGCGATAGCCGCTTGCGTCGAGCGTTTCCATTACGGCAATCAGCACCTGGGCCTCTTTTAGGTTGTTGCTCATTGTGAGAGATCCTTTGTCTTTTCCATTTCTTGATTGATGACGGCGACCATGGAGCCGCGATCTGTTCGGTTGATCCGCAGCAGACAGGCATTGAGGAAAAAATCCAGACGTTGATGGACCACAACCTGGGACGAGGTGCCCAGCTGCTCGCCTGCCTGGTCCGCTTGCGCGACCATATCGGCAACGATTTCCAGGTCGTGATTGTCCATCCGGCGAAGAAAGGCGCCGAGTATGCGCGCCTGGGAATCGATGTTCATAGGGCCAAGGCTCATTGTTCCAGCTCCAGTTTGTCGCGTTTGACGGTCAGTACGTGGCCGTGAAAGTCGGGGTTGCCGGGCATGTAGATCCGGACCCGCACCATGCCGTTTCCAGCGTCGTGCTGGATCTTCACGATAAAGATGCCGCCCATGCCTGACGGAATTCTGTAAGTGGGTTTGTTCATGCTGAACGCTCTTCTGCGCGCTGGGATGCTTTAATGTCCATCAGGTTCTGCAGCTGGCGCACCTGTTCTTCCAGATCGTCTAGCCGATCCGCGTCGGTGCAAGTGAAGCGCATGGTGTCCCGGTGCTCGCTGCGCTCTGTCAGCGTATCCAGCTCCACCTGATCGTGTGGCGCCAGCAGTTCGTACCCGCTGCACCTACCTTCGTTAATTCGATCAAAGCGATCTTCCAGGATCTCGACGGCACGATCAGAAAACATATTCCAGGCCGAGATATCCAGCAGGTCGATGCAGAAAAGGAACTTTTCGCCAGCCTGGCGGTAGCGCTCCGCGTTTTTAAGGTTGGTCACTTCGTCGATGCGCTGGGTGATGGTTTCATTCATGGGTTGATCCCTCCAGATCAATGATTGAGCCCTCACTATAGATGCAGTTACCGAGTAACGCAAGTAAAGAAGGTAATCAACTGCGCAATGTATTACTTGAAATGCTGTCACAAATGTGTACCCTTAAGACTAATCTCCATATCTATCACCTTTTGGCCCGCACCAAACCAGCGGGCCTTTTTTTTGGCTGATTGCATGACCCCAGGACATTTGATCCTACAACGGTTTTATTACTCACCGTTTAACAACGAAAACCACCCGCTCACCGGCACGTTCGGGACGATCCAGCTGCCTGACGGCCTGCAGATCTTTACGTGTGAGCGGCCATGGATCGGCAACCAGCCGTTCAAGTCCTGCATACCGCCAGGCGTTTATAAACTGAGAAAGCGCCGATCCGGCGTAGTAGAGCGCACGTCCGGCGGGGAGTTTACGCAGGGCTGGGAAGTCACCGACGTGCCCGGCGGGCGCACATTCATAATGATCCACCCGGCCAACTGGCCACACGAACTGGCAGGGTGCATAGCACCTGGTCTGGACTTCGGCCTAGTACGTGACTCTCTCGCTGTGCAGAGTTCACGAGATGCCTTCACTTTGTTGATGGCACATCTGGAGTCCCAATCATCATGGACACTAGAAATACGGGATCCCTTCGCGGAGTACCCTTGAAACACCCAATCGCAAAGAATCCACCGGTTCAGGAACGCAACATGCAGTTTAGCGCCATAGCCAATAGCTTTTCGGATGGCGGTGGACTGTGGGCCCTGGGCAGCGGTGTGCTTCTGACGTTCTGCTACATGCTTATCGGTCTGTTCGGCGTAAAGAGCAAGAACTCCATCGCCCGGGACGAGAATGTAAGCGCCCGGGAGTCTCGGTTAGCCGATCACATGGAATCTGAGCTATCGCGACTGCATGCAACGGTTTCTGACATTGATATCGCAATGAAAGCCCAGGAGCAGCGCTATACGCAATTAATGTCTGCTCAAGATCAGCGACACGCCACCGCATTAGAGAACGAGCGCTCTGAGTGCAGCAAAGAAATACAGAAGCTCTACTACGAGATAGACGAACTCAAGAGCCGGGTGTTTGCGGAGGAGCACCGAAAGTGAGCGAGCAGGAGCATCCAGATCCGGCAAAGTGGTGGTTTCACCGTCGGATAATGGCCTACGTGAGCCTTTTCGGTCTTTGCTGTGTCCTGGTTGCCGTGTTCGCCGTCAACGTGGCTGAGCACAAGATCACTCTGCTGCAAACCTTAGCTTGGGTGTTCAGTGCCAACCTGCTGTACTACTACGGCGGAAATGCCGTCGAAGCGCTGAAGGTCAAACGATGATCCTCGGGCTCAAAGTCAAAGCCTTGATCGGTGTTGCCGTTGCGGCTGTCGCGTTTGGCGTGGGCTGGACAGCGAAGGGCTGGCTGGAAGACTCGAAAGACCTGGCAGCTATGACTGCCGCGCAACTCATGGCCAACGAGATCCGCGAAGACCTGGGCGCCGTCGCCAGGGAAATGGAAAGCCAGATCAGCAAGATCAAACCCACCGAAACCATTATTGACAGGGGAATCGTTCGTGAGATCCAGACGCCTGTGTTTCGCAGTGTGTGCATCCCTCCTGACAGTGACTCTTTCCGGATGCTCAATAACATCGCCGCAGGTAACGATCCCCGAGAACCTGCTGACCAAGGTTCCCAAGACTCTGCCGAGCCTGACTGATGGTACCGGCGGGGATATCGTCCCTGTCATGGCTGTGTGGGGCACCCGGTACAAGGAGTGTCGTGTACGCCAGCATGGCCTGGTAGATGCTGTCCGGATCCTTCAGAAGCAATAACCCTTTTTGGCCACGTCGTGAGACGCCGCCAACCCTCGCTGGCACGTCGTGATGACGCCCGGCACCTATTCAAGGAGGCGCCGCCATTGGGCCGCGTATCTGCATGAGCAAGCCACTAACCGCACAGCAAAGCCGATTCGTTGACGAGTACCTTGTCGATCTGAACGGAAGGCAGGCAGCAATCAGGGCCGGATACAGCGCAAAGACTGCTGCAAGCAAAGCCGCCCAGCTATTAACGAAAGTAAACATTCAAGAAGCCATACAGGAGCGGATGAACGACCGCGCCCAGCGCACACAGATCGATGCTGACTTTGTGCTGCACGGTATCGCGAAGAACATTAAGCGCTGCGAGCAAGCCGAGGCCGTGACAGATCGAGAGGGCGCACCGGTTTACGTTGAGACGGAAGACGGCCAGCTGGTCCCCGCTTACAAGTACGACGCGACGAACGTGTTCAAAGGCTACGAACTGCTGGGCAAGCACCTGAAGCTGTTTACGGACAAAGTGGATCACTCCAGTGAGGACGGTTCCATGAGTCCTAAGAACCTGTCTGACGAGCAGCTGGACGCCGAGATCCGCGAGCTGCAGAAGCAGGTAGGGAATGGGCAGTGATAACGCAGCAGCGAAGCTGGAGCTACACCGGAGGTTAAAAGAGCAGGCCAGGCGAAAGCGCTACAACCTGATCAAGCAGCTGTTTCCGGAGACTGGGCCCTACCGGCGCGAGCTCTACCCGAAGCACATGGAGTTTTTCCGTGCGGGATCCCTGCACCGCGAGCGCTTGTTTATGGCCGCAAACCGCGTGGGTAAGACCGTAGCCGGAGGCACCGAACTGACCTACCACATGACGGGCGAGTATCCGCCCTGGTGGGAGGGGCACCGATTCTATCGTCCGGTTCAGTGCCTTGCGGCAGGCGACACCAGCACCACCACCCGCGACATTATCCAGAACAAGCTGCTTGGTGGGCTGTGGGGAACGCCGGAGTTTGGTACCGGACTTTTGCCTGGCGATCTTCTCGGCAAGCCCATACCGGCGCGAGGCGTAGCCAATCTTTACGAGGAGATCACGGTAAAACACTGCAGCGGCGGCACCAGTCATCTGATGCTTCGCAGCTACGAGCAAGGCCGAAAGATCTTCCAGGGCACCGAACAGGATTACGTCTGGCTCGATGAAGAAGTGCCGAAGGCCGTTTACGACGAAGCCCTGATACGAACCATGACAACCCGGGGCCTGGTCGCTATGACCTTTACACCCCTGTCAGGACTGACGCCTTTGGTCGTCGATTTCTTAAAAGTCAGGAGCGAGCAGGTACCAATGTGAGCAGAACTATTACGCAGATCAACGCCTCGACGAAAACCTGTAACCCAGTGGTGCGCGACAACCTGGTGAGGCAGCTGACCGAGAAAGGGATCCTAAGAGGGACCATCAGCAAGAAGATTGCCCGGCAGCTTTATCCGAAGGCACGGCCAGGCCAGCTAATGACCGTAGGCCCGGCAACGCTCACCGTTGTTGAATGAGCCGATACGTCGTGCAGGCGGGCTGGGCAAACGTCCCGCACATTTCTCAGCAGGATATAGATGATATGTCGAAGTCGCTAAGCCCTCACCAGCTCGATGCCCGCCGGTATGGCAAGCCGAGCCTGGGCGCTGGCGCGATCTATCCGATCCCGGAAGATGATTTTCTTTGTGAGCCTTTCCAGATTCCAGGCTGGTACCACCGGATCTATGGGCTGGACGTTGGCTGGAAAAAGACCGCCGCGATCTGGCTGGCCGTGGATCGAGATACGGACATTGCCTATGCCTACTCCGAGCACTACCGAGGACAGGCTGAAGCGCCGATTCATGCCAAAGGTATCCGTCTACGGGGCGAATGGATTCCCGGAGTTATCGACACAGCTGCCCGGGGCCGCTCCCAGGTCGATGGCAAAACGCTCTGGAAGCTGTACTTAGAAGAACGGCTGATCCTGAACAAGGCCAATAAGGCCGTCGAAGCGGGGCTTATGGAAGTTATGGACCGCCTATCAACGGGCCGTCTGAAGATATTCAACACCCTGCAAAACACACTTGGCGAGATCCGCTTATACCGGCGGGACGAGAAGGGCCGGATTGTGAAAGAAAACGACCATCTTATGGACGCACTGAGATACGCGGTTATGCGCCTTGAGCTGGCCAGCACGAAGCCCATGCAGCGAGCTGCAGCCAGCAACCAACCCGGCGACCTGACGGCAGGATATTGATATGAGAGACCAGCAGATACCCGACGAGGCCGAGGAAATGACGCAGGAGGAAATGGAGTCAGCTCAGAGTCGACGCGAGGAAGACTTGAACTCCTTGGGCACTAAGCTGGATCGCCTGGCCCAGGAGCAGGTGTCAGCTAGAGCGCAGATCGAAACCCGCTGGCTGGCTGACTTGCGACAGTACCAAGGCGAGTACAACGTGGATGAAATTAGCAGGATGGTCGCTAAGAGTTCATCTCAAGTATTCGTCAACATCACCAGGAACAAGACCCGGGCCGGAATTGCTCGCATGAGCGATATGCTGCTGCCCAACGATGATACGAATTTTGGCGTTAAGTCGACGCCGATCCCGGCTATGAGCGCCACCGATGGCGACCCGATGCAGGCCGACATTCAGCAGGGCATGATGCAAGGCCAAGCGCCAGATATGGGGCAGGGCATGATGCAAGGCATGGGGCAGAGCATGGCGCCTGACCCTGACCAGCCCGCGCCGAAAGATCCCCAGGACCAGGCAAAAGAGCAGGCCGACGACGCTGCCCGGGCCATGCAGCAGCAGATCGAGGATGATTTTGCTGAAGCAGGCTATAACGCGCATACCCGGGACGTAATAGAAGACGCCTGCAAGCTGGGCACCGGTGTGCTCAAGGGCCCGACCGTTGTAAACCGCACCCGACGAGCGTGGATCACTGATCCTCAGACGGGCCAGAGCACCATGGAAGTGAAGCAGGAGCTGCGCGCTGGTCTTGAGCGTGTGGATCCCTGGGATATCTTCCCGGATATGTCAGCGGCCAACGCCGCCGAGGCTGAATTTTGGTTTGAGCGCAAGCTGCTTAACCGCAAGCAGATGCGAGATCTGGCCGATCTACCTGGCGTCATGCTGAACCAGCTGCGCGAGTCCCTGGAAAACAACGAAGGCAGGCAAATTGCCGAGGACCGTCGCTCAGAGCTGCGCGCCATCACCGGCGTGGACACCGTGACCAAAGATAAGAAGTACGAGTTGTGGGAATACTGGGGCCCGCTGGACAAGGAAGAACTAAAGGCCTGTGGCTGCGAAGACATAGACGAAGATCCGCTGGTGGAATACACCGGCTGTGTGCTCATGGTCGGCGGTTACGTTATCAAAGCCGCGCTAAACCCGCTAGAAACCGGAGATCTTCCGTACAGCGTTTTCAACTGGGAATCGGACGACAGCAGCATATTTGGTTTCGGCATCCCGTATCTGATGCGCCAGCCTCAAAAGGTTGTCAACGCTTCATGGCGCATGATCATGGACAACGCCGGTGTATCTGCTGGACCGCAGATCGTGATGAAAAAGCGTGGTGTTGAGCCCCAGGACGGCGACTGGACGCTTAGGCCCAACAAGATCTGGTGGGATACCGGAGACGAGCCAGTAGGCAGCGCATTCCAGGTGTATCAGATCAACAACAACCAGCGGGATCTGTTCGCTATCTTTGAGTCTGCGCAGAAGCTGGCCGACACAGAGACGAACTTGCCGATCCTTCTGCAGGGCGAGGGCCTGAGCCAGGGCGCCGGATCCAAGACTTTTGGCGGCATGCAGATGCTGATGAACAACTCAAACATCGTGCTGCGATCCGCGACCAAGAACTTTGACGACGGCGTGACCACTCCCACGGTAAAGCGCTTCTACGACTACCACATGATGTATACCGATCGCCCGGAAATTAAGGGTGATTTCGATATCGTAGCGAAAGGTACGTCGGTCCTGGTTGCCCGCGAGGAGCAGCAGGAAAAGCTGATGATGCTGTCCCAGGTCGCCGCCAACAACCCGTTATTCGCCAAGATGACCAAGTGGAGCGGCCTGTACCGAGAGATCTTGCGCACCCTTCAGATTCCCGTCGAAAGCGTGGCCTACACCGACGACGAGCTTGAACAGAAGTCCGAGAACGAGCAGGAAGGGCCGCCGCCAGAGGGCCAGATCAAGATGAAGGAGCTGCAGCTGCGAGAGCAAGAGCTGAAGATGAAGGCCCAGCAGCAGCAGTGGGAGCAGCAGTACAAGGCCGCCGAGCTGCAGACCCGCCAGGAAAAGGACCGGATGGAGTTGGCCTACAAGGAAGGGATCACCATGGCACAGCTTGAGGCCAAGATCGGAATGCACTCGCAGAGCCTGGAGGCCAAGATGCAGGAAACCGCTGCCAGCCTGGCCACCCAGCGAGACGCCAAGGCTGCGGAGCTTGCCGACAGCCAGAACGAGCGAGCCGCGCGACGCGAGAACATGAGCCAGGGATTTGACAGCTATGGATAAGATCGATCGACACTCCGACACCTGGCGCGCCATTGAGCTGCGATTGCAAGTTATCCGCAGCGATTGCCTGTCTTCCCTGATCAACGGAACACGCAACGACGACAAGTTGCGAGGGAAGATCGAGCTGGTTGACGACCTTATCGCTTACTCCAAAGAAGAACCGGAGACTGAGATAAGCCCGGAGCCGGACAAATTGCCGAACACCGATTACTGACAACCCACCATGAGCCCGCAGAGGAAGACCATCATGTATCACAACGAAGCCGAAGTAGAACAGGAAATACAGGACAAGGGGCTGAATGCGCCTCGCCTGACACCGGACGCCATCGATAACACCATCGTAGGAAGCGATTACCACGTATTCCCCGGTACCACCGTGACCGTGGCCTGCCTGCAGCTGCGAAACGGCTTTACGGTCATTGGCGAGTCAGCCTGTGCGGACCCGGCCAACTTCAATGAAGATATGGGGCGCAAGATCGCTTACGACAACGCCCGCAACAAGATCTGGCAGCTGGAGGGCTATTTGCTACGCCAGTTTATGAGTGAGAAATAAGCTATCAGCCGGGGCTAGTCCCCGACCTGCCCACCAGGGCACAACCCAGCCGTTCGGGAGAACCGCTAAATGACAGACCAGCCGCTTAAGAAGCCGCAGGATGGTGATGCCATCACCAGCGATCAAGACGACAGCGAATTTGAGGATGCTTTCAAAGAGTTCTCAGGAAAATACGCGGGCGTGGAGGATCGCGACGAGTATCACATAGACAGAGAGCAGATCCGCGAAGACCAGGAAGGCGATCTGGAAAGCGGCACAGAGCCTGACGATCGTGATACGGACGACATTTCCGAAAAGTTGAAAGCCCTGGAGGCCGAAAACGAGAAGCTACGGCACTCCGATGCTTCACAACGCGGGCGTTTGGGCGCCTATCAGCGACAGATCAACGACCTTCAGCGCAAAGCCCAAGAGCAACAGTCGGCGAAACCCACCGACGAAAACACCGGGAAGCCCCAAGACGACGACCAGCAGCGCCAGGGAATGGCGGAATCCATGGGAATGGAGGACTGGGACGAGTTTAAGGAAGACTTCCCGGATATGGCGCGAGCCTTTGAGTCTCGTCTGAAAGCAGACCAGGCCAAGCAAGCGCAGTTAGAGCGGGAGATCGCAGAAATACGGTCGACCGTGCAACCCATCCAAGAACAGGCCCATCAGCAACAACTTAAGTCAGAGTATGCCCGCCTTGAAAGCCGGCATGACGATTGGCGAGAAGTGGTCAATGCGCCCGAGTTTCAGGAATGGCTGCAGTCTCAGAACCCATCGATCCAAGGCCTCGCAGAATCCGAAAACGCCGATGATGCATCCGCGTTACTGGACTTCTACAAGGGTGGACCAAGTGCGGGATCTGGAGACGGACGCGCCAAAGAGCGCGATAAGCGTCAGAACCGTCTGGCCAATGCTCAAACCGTAAGCCGCCGAGGAACGGCGACCCGGGGCGCAGCGCCTGACGATTTTGAGGCGGCCTTTGATTATTACGCCGATAAAAAATCCCGGCGACGCTAATACCACCTTTTGCTAAACCTTTGATTGGAGTAAACCATGCCTATTACCTCTTACGGTGACATCGGCCAGCGTACTGCTGGCTGGGCCGCAAACGAAATGCTGGATCACGCAGAGCCGATCCTGGTTCTGTCCAAGTTCGGTCAGTCTAAGCCGCTGCCCAAGAACAAAGCCGACACGGTAAAGTTCCGTCGTCCGGTACCGTTCGCGAACATCACTGTCCCGCTTTCTGAGGGCGTCACGCCGTCCAGTCAGCAGATGGCTTACGAAAACGTGACCGTTCAGATCAAGGAGTGGGGCGCCTGGACCGAGGTTACCGATTACGTCAACGACCTGTCCGAGGATCCCGTCCTGGCCGATGCGTCCATGCTGTGTGGCGAGCAAGCGGCAGAGACTGTGGAGTATCAGACCTGGGGCGCTATCCGTGCCGGTACCAACGTGTTTTACGCCAACGGCACAACCCGGGGAGGCGTAGACAGCGTTTACACCCTGGCCAAGCAGCGCGCTGTTACCCGCTCGCTCAAGGCTAACCGGGCCAAGAAAGTGACCAGCATGGTCGCCAGCACCACCAACTACGGCACCGAGCAAGTGGACGCTGCGTTCATTGGCTTCGCGCACACGGACCTGGAGGCGGACATTCGCGATATGCCCAACTTCACGCCGTGCGAGAAGTACGGAAGCATGAAAGCGCTGCCGTATGAGATCGGCAAGGTTGAGGACGTGCGCTATATCCTCTCCCCTGTGCTGGATAGTTTCGCGGATGCAGGCGGCACAGCGGCCACCAATGGCGTGGTATCCACCACCGGTACCAGTGCAGACGTTTATCCCATCGTTATTGTGGGCAAAGAGTCCTACGGCCTGGTCCCGCTGAAAGGCGCAGGCGCTATCACGCCCAAGGTGTTGAACCCTGATACCCCGCGTGGCGGCGATCCCCTGGGTCAGCGTGGCTCTGTAGGCTGGAAGGCTTATTACGTCTGCAAGATCCTCAACGAGGGCTGGATGGCCCGAATCGAAACCGCAGCGTCAGCGCTGTAAACCGGATTATCTAGCCGTAACTCAAAAGCCCTGGCCTTGTGCCGGGGCTTTTGATGAATATCAAACCGTTCGGGAGAACCGCAATGAATGAAGTTAATACCAGCAGCATGAGCCGTGAAGAATTGGAATCCACGGCTTCCGATCTTGGCGTTACCTATCCCCACAACATTTCCGACGACAAGCTAGGCGCCAAGATCGATGCAGCCCTGGGCGGCACGGTCAAAAACGATGGCGACGGCGACACAGCGACAAAGGATCCGAAAGTTATTACCGCCGACGGTGCAGCGCCTGCCGATAAAGAGCGCAAGTTTGAGATCCTGATCGCCACTCACGACCAGGACAAGCAGCCGGTTCAGCTGGGTATGAATGGTCGCAGCATCGTGATCCAGCGCGGCAAGAAGGTGATTGTCACCCAGTCCGTGAAAGAGATCCTCGAACACGCCGAGCAGTTCGTCTACGACGCAGAAATGAACCGCCAGAGCATCCAGAGCTACCCGTTCCAAGTCACTCGTGAAGTCACTGAAAAAGGGTAATCCATGACCTTCTTGGATCTGTGCCAGAGCTTAAGACAAGAAGTGGGCGCAGCCGGATCTGGCCCGGCCAGCGTTCAAGCCCAGCATGGTGAATACGCCCGTCTTGTCAGCTGGATTCAGCAGGCCTGGCGGGAAATTCAGCTAAGCCGCGAGCGATGGCTCTTTGCCTGGGCCGAGGCCAGCATCAACGTGGAGCCTGATTTTCGTACCTATTCTCCGCCGTCAGATCTGCGAGTGTGGGACGAGGGCACGATCCGGTGCAATGGCCTGCCGCTGAAGGTACTGACCTGGCCGGAGTTTCGTGGCCGATTTGCTCAGGACAGCGAACAGGTAAGTCCCAGTTTCGTCGCTCAAAGGCCTGACGGCGTCTTGGTGCTGGACACTACGCCCGAGACTTCCGGAGAGATTGCCTTTGAGTATTGGCGAACGCCGCAAGTTCTGGCGTTGGGCGCAGACGTGCCGAGGCTTCCAGATCAGTACCACCTGATGATCGTCTACCGGGCCATGCTGTTTTACGGGCTTTATGAGAACGCGCCTGAAATGGTGCAGGCTGCACGATCCGGTGAGGCCGGATTGCACCGGGATATGACTCAGACCCAGTTGCCTATTGCCGAATTCGCGGGGCCGCTGGCATGAGCAAATCCGCTTATATCAAGTTTGGTGGAGGCCTGGACCTGGTGACACCAGAACGTCAGATGGGGCCAGGCACCCTGTTCACTGCGGTCAACTATGAATGCCCGGTAACCGGCGGTTATCGTCGCGTCCAGGGCTATGCACAGATAGGGCCGCAAGTGCCAGGGACTGGCCCGGTCCTGGGTGTGTACACGTTCTACGACCGCTATTACGCGATCCGCGAAGACCTGGCCGGGACCACCGCTACGCTGTACCGGCTGAGCGTCGATGAAACGACGTGGGAGTTAATGGGCTCTGGATCCGAGCTGAACGCAGGTCGCCATGAATTTGACGAGGGCAACCCCTACGCTACGGATGCCGGTACCGCACTTTACGGCGTGGGCGGAGGTAAGCCCTTTGAGTTGCAGCAGGATGGAACCTTGACCGTGCTGGCCAATGCGCCAACCGGTGCGACCATGATTGCGCTGCATCAAAATCACCTGTTCCTGGGGATCCGAGCCGGAAGCCTGCAGCATTCCAACATTGGCGATCCGGCGGGCTGGGATGCCGCAACCGGAGGCGCCGGAGAGATTGGCGTAGGCCAGACGCTCACCGGCCTGGTTAAGGGTATCGGCGGAGTTCTTCACATTGGCACTCGGGACAGCATACAGACGCTTAGGGGCACCAGCAGCGCCAACTTCGCACTAGAGACAACCGTTCCAGGTGTAGGGGTTCGGCCCTTTTCTGCCCAATCACAAATGACGCCATACTTCGTGACCGAGCGAGGGATCACCACGCTGCAGGCTTCACAGCAGTACGGCGACTTCACACCCATGCAACCAGGTCGATTCGTGGAACCGCTGTTTTCCCGCGATGGCCTGGCAGATCGGGTCGTATGCTCGAGCATTTCGCGCAGAAAAGCGCAGTATCGCGTGTTCTTCGACAACGGCACGATTCTTCTGGTCAGCCCTGGCGGCATTACGCAGGCAGTCATTGATCACCAGGCAAGCGTTGCAAGCTCAAACGAATTATCGACAGGTGAGGAGGTGCTGCTAATGGGCGACACACAAGGTTGCGTCTTCCGGATGGACTTTGGCAACACGTTCAACGGATCGCCCATCAAGGCGTTTATGACAAGCGCGTTTACCGATCTCAAGAGCTCTGCCACCCGCAAGCGCTTCCGGCGAGCCTTCTTTGACGTGCGAAGCGGCAGCCAGGCGCGGATATGGGTCCAACCTGATTTCGATTACGGCAGCACAGAAACGTCCATGCCGAGGCGCGCTCCGATCGATTACAAGCTGGGCGGTGGTTTTTGGGGCGCCGATAAATGGAACGACTTTCGATGGTCTGTTCCTGTTATGGGCGAGGAAGCCATCGATGTAACCGGCAGCGGTACCAGCATCAATTTTGCCATTTTCTCTGAAGACTCAAGCGAGCCTCACGAGATCCTTGGTTACGATCTTTATTTTGACATTCGGAGAAATCGCCGTGGCTGAAAAGGTTTATTACGATAATTCCGACGAAGGACAGCGCTTTCAGAGCGCGACGATCGCTGAAGCTGAAGCCGTTGACGAAAAGTTCGACCAGGTAGCGACCGGGCTTTCTGAGGCCGAGCAGGACACCCGCCGGGCTCTGAAGTTTCCTTTCGAGCCGGGCATGGCCAGCCAGGAGTTTTCGGTAACCGTTCTGCAGAGGCGCAACAAAGTGATGGGCTTTGACGGTGAAGGCAACCTAGCCGTGAAAGATGGCTTTGCATGGCGGGGTGACTGGGCAACCGGTACCGACTATCTGGTCAACGACGTGTTCCGCGATCCGGTCAGCAAGAACCTCTATCTGGTCCAGGTTTTTCATACGTCCACTGTTCTTGCAAACAATATCGCCAACGGCCTTGTGTCTCTTTCCATCGATGTTTCAGAAGTAGAGGCTGCCAAAGCCTTGGCGCAGAACGCGGCCAGCGCTGCAAGCCAATCATCTGATGAATCAGATGCGTCTGCATCGGCGTCTGAAACCAGCGCGAATGCCAGCGAATCGGCGCGAGACACGACCGTCGCCGCCCGAGACACGACCGTCGCCGCCCGAGACGTCGCCACGGACGCCCGCGATGCGGCGCAGCTTGCTCAGTCCGAAGGCGAAGCGGCGCGAGACGCCGCTGTCGTCGCCCGTAACGTCACGACCGTCGCCCGGGACGTCACCACAAGTGCCCGCGATGCGGCGCAGCTCGCTCAGTCCGAAGGCGAAGCGGCGCGAGACACGGCCGTCGCCGCCCGTAACGTAACCACCAGCGCCCGGGACGTCGCCACGGACGCCCGCGATGCGGCGCAGCTCGCTCAGTCCGAAAGCGAAGCGGCGCGAGACGCCGCTGTCGTCGCCCGTAACGTAACCACTGACGCCCGAGACGTCGCCACGGACGCCCGCGATGCGGCGGCCGTGTCAGCATCCGAAGCCGCAGCGTCGGCGCTGAGTCTAGACGCCGCAGAACTTATATACCGGAACGCCCCGTTCACCGGCGCGGTCATACCACGCAGCGATACCACCGCCGTTCCGCTCCAAGCCACGGCGCAGACCACCGGCAAGATCGCCAGCTTTAGACAAGGGGCGGGCGCGGGCACCGAGCGGTGCGCGGTCAATAACGACGGCGGGATCGTGAGCCAGGGGGATATCACTGCGTTATCGGATCGTCGTCTAAAGACGAATCTGGCTCCGATATCGGACGCGCTCGCCAGGGTCAAAGCTCTGTCCGGCTACACCTACACACGAGCAGACACCGGCGCCGAGCAGACCGGCCTGGTCGCGCAAGAGCTGCTGGCGGTGCTACCCCAGGCCGTCGGCGGCGGCCCGACTGAGGAAAATCCCGACGCTATGTACGCCGTGGCCTACGGTAACGTGGTCGGTCTGCTGGTCGAGGCGATCAAAGAGCAGCAAGTGCAGATTGACGATTTAAAATCGCGGGTATCGCAAAGGGAAGGTTACTAACAATGGCTTTGCAGACAGAAGGCCCGATCTCGGTACGGGATATCAACATTGAGCTGGGTTTGCTCCCGGAAACGCCGTTCAGCTTCGACAGCCTGATCGCCCGTACCTTGGCTGACAAACTGACCGGCCCGATTTCGCTGTCTGACTTCCTTGGCAAAGCCGATGTTCAGGTACTGGAAAACAACGTAGACCGCATTGGCGGATCAATATACGAGCTGTTCGGGTCGCCCACCGAGGCGGGCAAGTTTGAGTTCCAAAACACCGCGATTATTGGGTCCAGCACAGCCGATCAGTTCCGCACCGGCGTTTTTCCGGCAGGGTCTGAGCTGGTTATTGTGAACACTGGAACCGTTTCGGGTTTTGGCGGAGCGGGCGGCTCCCTTGACCCCGCAGTTTCACCCAATAATAAAACAGACGATCTCAGGCCGCAGCTAAACGGCGACCCTGGCGGACCGGCTATTTTATTTGAGTTTGATTGTGAAGTAGACAACACCAACGGCGTAATCCAGGGCGGCGGGGGCGGCGGGGGCGCGGCAAGTAGGGCTTCAAATCTTAAAGGCTATAGAGAAGGCACTGTCGGCGGAGGGGGTGGTGCAGGCCGGTCTCCTGGCGATTTGGGAGTTAGTTTTGATTTCGTAACTGAGGACCCTTTCACACCCACTGTTCCAGGCGGCAGCGGCACGTTGACCTCGGGCGGAAACGGATCTCGCCAAGACGTACTAAGTTCACCGCCTACAACACTGACTGGTGGAGATGGCGGCGACCCAGGACAGCCCGGAAGCATGGGACAGACAATTGGTAGTGTTCCCATTTATATAACATTCCGATTTGGACTTGGCGGTGCGCCAGGTGCTGCTATCGACAAAAACGGAAATACTGTAACGGTTACGGGCGGAACTATAAGGGGACCGATTCTTGTTTAAAATACTGGGCTTTGACCGCGATAAAAACACGATGATGGTCGATTGGCTGGATGGGAGAAGGTTTAGTCATGCCATCCCTCATAAAATAATCGACAACCCGCGCATGTCTGCCGCAGAAGTTACAGCGGAGATAGAGAGGCTTCGACCGCCCGAACCCGAACCCGAACCGGAGTCTGGGCGTGTTGATCTCGGCGCTCTGGAAAAAATGGTAGAGCCGGAGCCGGAGCCGGAGCCGGAGCCTACTGAACCGCAACAGTCGGACGGTGCCGTAGCGGTGTTGCTTCGTAAAAAGTTTTTAACAGCGGCGACTTACATCGTAGACGCTGGGGATTTTATCAAAACCGAAACGATGAATGCCGAGCTGGGACGTACTAACGCGTTCACGTATGTGGTAAAGGGCACTGTTACTCTGCATAACGAAAACCGCGATCCGATCAGCTACTCCGCAAGTGATTCGCTGGTAGCGAATGGTAACGGCTACCCGGGAAAGTACACCATCGTTGCTGACACTGACTCAATTTTCAGGTGCATTGCTTTTCACAGCGATCTTAGTAATTACGATGTGCAGCAGCTTGTACTTTCCCCGGATGACCCGCCCGTTACGATTGACCAAAACTGGGAGTACGGAGTTACTGTCCGAGGATACATACAGCTCAACGGAAACCGGATCGTAGAGAACACCGTCTTTGAGCCCAAGCAGGGAGACCAAATAACCGTCAGCGCATCTTCACTTGTGCTGCTTACTCGTCGTAGAGAAGTCTGATTATGAAAACACACACGATCACCCGTTCGCGGGGCGAATTTTTGTGGGTACAGGGCGCAGTTGGCGCTTTGGCGCTCGGCTACGCAGTTGCAGCAGAAATGCACTTACAATGGCTGTGGTTGTCCCTGGCCGTAAACGCAGTGGCCGTGGCTTTTCTTGTCGAAGGGTATCTGCATCGCTACGTGACGCACAACGCCTACCGGATTAGACCGGCGATCGAGAAAGTGCTTGCGCTTCTTTCTACTGTCGTGCCCGGGACTGGCAGTCCGGCAGACTGGGCGGCGGTTCACCGGGCGCACCACAAATACAGCGACACTGAGCTGGACCCACACTCAAACCTTTACACTGGGTTTTTTAAGCAACTGACTTTCCAATACCCAAACACCGGGCAGATCAAAGCCTCAAGAAAGCTGATGCATTCCCGGCACCACCTATGGATGCACAAGTATTATGTGCTGTTTGTATCGGGCTGGGCGGCACTAATCGCGGCGGTTTTTGGAGTTTATGGACTGGTTTTCGGGGTGCTTATCCCTTGGCTCATGTTCGCCATTACCTCTACGGTGCAGAGCTATTTCCTGCACTACAACCTACCCGGCAGCTACCGCAGCCATAACACCTCAGAAAACTCTCAGAACTCGTGGGTTTGTCATTTGCTGGGCTATGGCGCTACCGGATGGCACAACAACCATCACGCTCGCCCGGGCCGCTGGAATCCCTCAGATAAATGGTGGGAGTTTGACACAGCGGCTTGGTTCATCCGTCTGATTAAGACCAACAAAAACACCCTCAACCCGTAAGGAGAGTCCCATGGAAATACTCTACATCGTTATCGCTGTTGCTTTGGTTTCCGCTGGCGTCTATTGGCGCATCCAGTATACGTCCGACAACCGACCTGTTGGCAAAAACGCTAACCCCAGGCTCAAAGCGCTGCTCAACAAAGGGCTCACCGTAGCCGAAGCCCAGGCGCAGATTCGCAAGGAAGACCGGGAGAAGTTCAAGGCTTTCGTTTTTGACAAGGTGCCGAAGATCAAGTCCCTGGTCGATAGTGGGCTTAGCTTTGATCAAGCCGTCGCGCAGTACATCGAGGACAAGGGCGAGGAAGATTACCTGGCAAAACTGTATCCGGACGGTTTAATCAACTTTTGATTTAGCCCCAGTTACCAACTGAGAGGATATTTTCGTGGAAGAACTCAATCCGCTGAAGGCCACCGTAGACGAGAGCATCACCGGCGCCGGGCGCCTGGATAAAATGCTCAAATCCGATTCGCCGCTGATGAAGCGAGCAGAAACCCAGGGCAAGCAATACGCCAATAACCGAGGGCTGCTAAACAGTTCCATGGCCGCCGGGGCGTCCCAGGGCGCCATGATTGACGCGGCATCACCCATTGCTCAGCAGGACAGCAACAACCTGATGCAAAGCGCCATGGCCGATCAGAAGCTCGGACAGGAGCAAGAACTGATCGGAACGAAGGCCTTCGCAAACATGCGCGGGCAGTACCTGGACTCGCACACCAGCGTGGTAAACGAGGCAAACATCAACATTTCTGAGATCCAGTCCAACGCTGACATTCCGGCAGCTGAAAAGCAGAAAATGATCACTCAGCAGATCGATATGCGTAATGCGGATCTGGAGGCCATGCAGCTGCTATTTCAGAACACGCCGATGTGGGAACAGAACTGGAACTCCATTTAATCAGAGGGTGGGTCTATGAGCTATCAGTGGGTCAACGATGCAACAGAAATGGCGTCGAATGCGTTTAGCGCAGTGGGCGACTACATGAGCGAGAACGAGTGGGCCGCGAATGCGCTGGCTGGCGCGGCGGTTGGCGGTGCGAAATACCTGATGCAAAAGGATAAGCAGAAGGCTGAGCGCCGGGCAACCGACAAGGCCTGGGATCGCAAAGTGTCCCTAGCCAAAGCGCCGAACATCGACAAAAGCCAGTACGACTGGTCTGATCTGGCTAATGGCAGCCTGACCAATGGCGGATTGATTTCGTCGGCTCAGGGGTAGGAGTACAGCATGGGACCAGGCGGCAATAACGGCACAGGGCCAGGCGGCGGCGGTGGTCGTCCCGGTCAGGGTGATGGCGGAGCAGGAAGCAATGCTGGCGGCGGCGGAAGCCAAGGCGGCAGAGGCGGCGGATCTTCATCGGGGGGCATGAATCCCGGCGGCGGGCTTAACGGCAACTCAGGCGGCGGTGGTCGTCCCGGTCAGGGTGATGGCGGAGCAGGAAGCAATGCTGGCGGCGGCGGAAGACAGGGCGGCAGCAGCAACCGTGGAGGCCGAGACACACCGGGCCCCAGAAGCGCAAGGGATGGTCGGCGCGGTTCGTCTATGGGCCGCGATGGCGGATCTCCGAGCGCTGACGGATCGACCGCAGCAGGGCGAGCCAGAAGCGCAATGAGTCGTCATGCAAGCGAAGCCAAGAGCCGGGCGAACGAGGCAGCAGCAGAGACTGAAACCTTCAGTCTGGTCGAATCAATGATTGCCGATGCGGAGGAGGGCACTATGTCCCCGCGCGCCATGGATATGGCCGTCGGCATGGTCAGAGGCCGTGAGGGGGAAATGGCCAGCCAGGCAATGGGCGGGCTTCTTGGGAAAGCGCTTGGCAGAGCTATTGGCGTCGGAGTGCCCGGAATTGGAGCAGCAACTGATAAAGCGCTCAGCGCGGCGGTAAGTTCGGTGCCGGACAACCCGGAGTCAAAGTATGGCGCAGCTGTGGCCAGAAGCCAGATGGAAAACAACATGGCGCAGGATGCCGCCGAGGGTGTCGCTGCCGCAACGATGGGGCCTGCATTGGGGCTTGCGGTGGGTATGGCCAACGCGGGCATAAACGCCCGTTCAACCGCCAACATTGGCAGGCTGGGCGAAGCGACTGGCATCAGCAGCCCTTCGTCGCCTAACACTAACAGTGTTGGCTCAGGTGGCGGCGGGACCGCATCTTCTGCAAAAAATGCCTTTGGCGGCTCAAGCGTCAGCGCAAGCAGGGCTCCCCAGGGTAAAGCGTTTGGATGGTCGCCAGTCGATATGAAGAAATACAGATCCGGTTTGATCCGCAGCAATACGAACTAGAGGAATCGCTATGCAAGGTCTGATCTCAGGGGCACAGCAGCCCCAACAAAACCCGAAAAATACGCAGCAGGCTGGGCAGGCGCCACAATCGCCAGGCCAGCCAGGCCAGCAAGATAAGCAGGGTCCGGGTGCGCCAGGGGGCCAAGGGGCCGCAAGCAGCCAGGAAGCCTACAACGTGGCAACCAGCCAGATGCTGAACTTCGTGTATGACCAGCAGGGCATGGACGCCCTGGCAAAGATGGTCCAGGCCAGTGGCGACCCTCAGCAGGGCATGGCTCGATTGTTTGGCAGGCTACTGACCATGACCGTGCAGAGCGCCAGTATGGCGGGCAAGAAGATTGCTCCAGAAGTGATATTTCAGGGCGGTATTGAGGTGATCCGGGCCATATCGGAGGTGGCTCAAAACAAGGGCATTATCGACCCGACTCAAGAGAAGGAGATCGCTGAGGCCGCGTTCTTCGATGGCCTGGCGCTGTTTGCCAAAGAATCGGCAGAGGAGTCCTTAAGCGAGGCCGAGCGACAGCGCTACATTGAGCTTCTGGATATGGTTGAACAGATCGAAGCCGAGGGAGGCGGCATGCCTCAAGGCGGGCAGCAGGTCGCAGGCAATGATCCATCACAGAGAGGTATGAAAGCATGAGCATGGGGGGATTGTTGGCGCAAGCGTTTCTTGGTGGCAGTGCAGAAGTGGGCAAGGGTATTGGCAACCGGATTCGTGAAGAAGCCAAACTGAAGCGCCAGCAGGCGCTGGAAGGCACGCGAACCACCGAAACCATGAAGCAGCAAGCGCACGCCAGCAGCCTGAAGCGCGGCGAGAACGAGCAGCGTCAGACCATGGAAATGGAGCAGATCGGCGCCCGCGACGAGAGCGCGAGAGGCCGTATCAAACTCACCGATGAAGTAGGGCGCAGAAACTACGAGGACGTGACCGACGAGAACGGCAACATCATTGGTCAGCGCCAGACGGAAAGCAACAAGCTGGACAAATATTCGACCGGCAGGGATATGACGCTGACCAGTCGTCAGAAGGCGTTTGCCGAATCGCTCACGAATCGAATCAAAGCTATCGACGACAGCGCCGAGTACGGAGCGGTGTCGCCAGAGGATATGGAGCGTCGGGACGCTATGGAGGTCCAGCTAAACGCTCTGTTTGCCGGCTCTGGCCAGTTCAGCGAGCTTATGAACGGCCGGGGTGGTGAAGGCGGCAGCAATAACCCAGCCCCTGGAGCGCAGCCGGAGCCGAGCGCCAATCCCGACAGTCTTCGCGGCTTACTTGGCAGTGCCATAAAAGTCGGTGAGCAAAAAGCGGAAGATCAAGGCGTGCAGCAACAGCTTACGGTGCTAGAAGATGAGGCTGACAAGCTGCTGCAACGAATCAATAGGCCGTCATTCATGAGGTACACAGGCAAGGCAGGGGAGGCCGGAACCCCGCCACAAGCTGACCAAGAGGCCATTGCGGCGGCACAAGCTCTGGTGCAAAGGTTTATCGCACTAGATGAAGACCCGGCTGCCAGTGGAGAGCTATCGGACCGTCAGCGCACCAACCTAGTCCAGCTCATAAGAGAGTTTCAGAGAGCCGGCGTACCGCTTAACCTGAATCCATAAGTGGATGGATATGCACTCGCTGAACCTCGCGTAATGCGATTCATCTTTACCTTTGCTTGTCGGGAGACAACGCCCAATGTCCATACTGAACACTCTTCGCCAGAAAAACCCCAACCTGCGTGACAGCTCCGACGACGACATAAAGTCTCTTATCCGCAAATCACCCGAGTTTTCCACCTTTTCCGACTCTCAGTTTGAGCGCTATGTCACCGGTAATTATGGCGGGCCTGGCGGCAAATCTGCGACTGAAGAAGGGGGATCTCCCGGCTTTATGGGCGGACTATCGGCAGGTGTCGATCAGGTGCAGGCCATGGGCGGCGGCTTACTCCAGGCGGCAGGCGATGCGCTTGGAAGCGATACCGTGTGGGATGCTGGCAAAGATATGTACCAGCGCAACATGGAAGAGGCCGGCGAGAACTCACTGGGCTATGGCTTTACAGACATCACCGGGCCAATGGAAGCCTTTAATTGGGCGCGATACACGGCGGGTAACCTTGCGCCCACGTTGGCGGTATCCATTGCAGGCGGCGGTATTGGTGGCGTTGCAGGACGGTTACTGGCTGGGTCAGTGGCCAAGCAAACCGCAATCAAAGCCGGGCAAGGCCTTGGCGCCTATGCGGCGTCGGCGGGCATGGAAACCGGCTTAATCATGGGCCAGACGGAAGAGCTCGATGTGTCCCTGGCTCACGGCTCTCTCGCGGGCGCGATGGACGCCCTGACGCCGTTCCTGTTGTTGCGCAAGATGGGTGCGGGTGACGTGGCCGACCGGGCCACAAGCGAGATCAGTGGCAGGGTACTGAACGATCTCACAAGAACGGCAGGCCGAAGCAGGGGCCGAGCGGCAGGAAGAGGCTCGCTAACCGGGCTCATTGTTGAGTCCAGCACCGAAGGCCTGCAGGGGCTTATTGGTCAGCATGCCAACTACTGGGTCGAAACCAACGGCGAATCGCTGCTCCAGAACTTGGGCGAGGTGAATTACAAACATATTATTGACGAGATGGCGGCCGGCGGTTTGATGGGCGCTGGCCTTGGGCCAATTGCCGGCGTTACCGAGCGCAACCGGGCTCAGACTCAAGTGGAGCGCATCGAGGCGGCTCGCCGCCAGTCTGAATCAGATGGTGGGGACGCACTGGACCAGCTTCGCGCAGCGCAAGAGGCCGAGCGCGAAGGTCCGCTGTTTGAAGACGGCCCCTTTGACCCAGATGATGCCACACCTGACGCGCCCCTGTTCGATGACGGACCTTTCGAGGACGCCTTGCCGCCCGGACTGCGCGAATCAGACCGAGGCCAGCCCCTGTTTGAAGACGGCCCCTTTGACGACGAGCAGTCGGCAGCCGATGCAGGCCAGTCAACCACCGGTCAACCACCGGTCAACGAAGACGGCACCACCGGCCCTCCCGCACCACCTGCCGAGGGCGTACCAGTTATTCAGCGTGGACCCGACCGTGGCCAGCCGATGGTCGATGACTTTCCTGATCTTCCGCCCCCGCCTGCCGATGGCGTGCCTGTTCTTGATCGTGGGCCACGCGGAGCCTCGCCTACTCAAGACGGTACCACCGGCTTTGCTGCCGACGACCTTAGCCCGTTCCAGCGCAATCAGCTGCGCGACTACGGCATGACCGACGAGCAGCTTGGCAGCGTGTCCACTGAGCAAGCCCTGGCCGAGCTCGATGCAGCCAACCGCCAAAGCCAGCGCCCGCAGTCTGATATGACCGAGGAGGGCACCGGCGTTTTCCGTGTGCCTACTGACCAGATCCAGGTGGATCCGGAGCAATACCAGTTCCGCACCAAAGTGGACAAGAAAGGTGTAGACCGACGCCTCAATGCCGTTGAGAAGTGGGACGAAAACAAGGCGGGTGACCTTATTGTTCACCGTCGCAACGATGGATCCCTGTTTATAGCCGACGGGCACCACCGCCTTGATCTGGCGAAGCGACTGGGACAGCCAGCGGTCAACGCTCGCATTCTGGAAGAATCACAAGGTTTCGATGTACCAGCCGCACGAGCAGAAGCGGCAATGAACAATATCGCAGACGGCAAGGCCGAGCCCCTGGACGCGGCAAAGGTGTTTCGCGACATTGATCTGCCGAATGCCGAGATCCGCAAGCAGAACAATCTGCCGGACAACCAGGTAGTTCGGGACGGCGAAGCGCTGGCCAACCTTTCAGACAACGCTTTCGGCATGGTCGCAGCGGGCCAGCTGAGCGAGAAAGACGGTGCTGCCATTGGTGCCAACTTCAGCGATTCAGGCGAGCAAGAAGCGGCGGCAAAGGCCTTTCAGAACGGCGCGCCGAAGTCTGGCTTTGAACGACAGCTGATGGTGAACGAGATCAAAGCCGCCGGTTTTGCTCAAAGCCAGGGCGATCAGGGCGGATTGTTTGGCGACGATCCCGAGGAGATCAGCCTGCTGCAAAGCCGCCTGTCCGTGCTAAATTCGTTGAGGCAGGATCTGACGTTTGATAAGAACCTGTTTGCCAGCCTGAACAAGAACGCCGGGCGGGCAGGCGAGGCGGGCAACTCGATTGCCACCGAAGCCAACCAGGACATTACCGACGAAAGCGCCAAAGCGCTGGATATGATTAACCGCGTATCCACCAACCCCACACTGAGCGAGATGGTCAACCGTGCCGCTCGCCGTGTGGCCGATGGCGAAAAGAAAGCGCCCGTTGTGCGCGACCTGAAAAAGGAGCTACAAAGCTATGAAGCAGGGCAAGATCAGCCGAGAGTCAATGGACAAAGCAGCCCGCGACCTGCCGATTCACCAAGCGAACAACCGCCTGTTAGCGAAGGGGTGGACCCGGGAGCAGGTGAACCAGTACCTGAAGCAGACGCCGATGGATCAGATCAAGTCAGAGAACTTGAAGGCGCAACAGAAGAGGTAGCGCCCAGCCTAGACCTGGTTGAAGAATCGGACCCTATTCAGCAGACGAAGGCCAATATTGCAGGAATGGGTGAAGCGGAGGCTTCGCTGACGATCTTGCGCGATGCGCTGGAGCTGGGCACCGACAGCATGAACGATGGTCAGTTGCCCGATAGTATCCGGAAGCAGGCGATTGACCTGGCTGATCGAATCACCGAGGCCGTGGAGGATGGCAGCAACCTTGACGCCATTACCCGCGAAGCAGCCGAAACCCTGAACGAGTGGGACAAAGCAGGCGATTCTGAGCCGGAGCTGCGGGCTATTCAGCGGAAATTGGAAGCCTTTGCAGGCATTGAAGCCCCTCAGTCAGAGCCTGGCCTTGAGCTTGAATCTCAAACTGAAGGGGATCTTTCCCGGCGCGATCGTGTGCGCCAGCAGGCCGAGAAAGCCCAGGCCGACGCTCGCAAGAAAGAAGACGACCGGATCCGCGCCGACGAGCAGGTGAACGATTTCAACCTGACCGGATCGGACAGCCCGACAGACCAGGCCGAAGCCGCTGGCCAGGGCAATATGTTTGACGAGCCCCCCGTTATCGATCGCCCGGACAATACGACGCTCAACTCCGATGCGCGGGATCTGTACGGTACCGCAGCGCCGTCGCGTCAGCTAAGCGCCTATGCTGACGACCAGGAGGCCGAAGTCAGAGAGCGCCCGTCTTTTGCATCCGGCCCAACGAAGTCGCCCATGTATGGTCCCGATCGCCGAGGCGAGGGCGAAGCGCGCAAGAAAGCCGTTGAGCTCGCCAAAGATGGCGGAAGCCAGGCCGTTGTAAAACTGTACTCAGGCCTTGGCGGCAAAGCAGCCGGGCACCTGGTCGTGCCTGCACTGGACAGCCAGGCGGCCATGGAGGAATTGTTCAGCCAGTTTATGAGCACCGGACGCGGCGGCGATATCTCTACCGACCTGGTGGAGATCATCCCCGGCGAGAACGTGCCAGAGAGTACCAGCCCGGTTCAGGACTTTGTAGGCGGCAAGCGCGACGACGTGCCGACGTTCGATGAAGTGGATGCAGCCGATAACCGCCCGATCCGGGACGAGCCCGCTGAAGCAGATCCGGAGGCCGTGTTTGAGGACTACGCCCGCCAGATCCGTCGAAAGCAAGACTACGAGCTTGCCAATAACGAGCTGTACGACGAGATCCTGCAGAACTTTACACTGTCCGATGGTCGCGCCGAGGAGCTTGTTGGGCGCCTGGAAACCAAGGTTAGCGGATCGAGGAACGAGGATCAGATCAGTCGCAAGCGCCGGTTCTTCAGGCGTGTTGAGGCGATCAATGAGGCTGAGACAGTCAAGCAGGTAAATCAGCAGATTGCGCTGGAAAAAGAAGACCAGCCGCTGCCATCCGGCATCACTGACGATTACACGTCCAGAATGATGAACCGCGCCAAAATTGCCCAGCGCCGGATCAAAGACAACGAAGCCGCAGACCCGGATCCTACGTCGGTACCGGACGAGCCAGACCAGCAACCGGAAACGTCTGGTCTGAGCGGCATCCGGCAAGTCGGCAAAATGAGCGGCCAGAAAGGCATGCGCCGGATCGCGCCCAGCTACCTGACCGGTGAGCAATCTGTGGCCTGGCTGGAAGGCTACGATTCGGCCAGTGCAGAGGGCGAGGCAAAACCGAAGAACCTGGACGACGAGATCAGCAACATCAGCAGCGAGGATCTGAGCTCCCTGTTTGATGATGTAGTGTCCGACGAAAAGCCAAGCGAGCCCGTAAGCGAGCCCGAGCCCGGTACCGAGCCGACGACCAAGACCCCCAATGACGCCACCAACACGCCCAGGGCCGAGAAGACCGACGAGCAAAAAGCCCAGGACCGGGAGAAGCGCCAGCGCGCCACCATCCAGAAAAACCGCAACAGTGGGCAGTTGACCCGCGCCAACGGCCAGAGCTTTAGAACAAAGTCCGGCGCTGCCGACCAGCTAAAGCGCTGGAATCTGCAGAACACGCACTACATTTACGGCAAGAAAGGCGAAGGCTTTACGATCAAGTCATTGCCTGAGATTGGATGGGACAATGCGCGCAGCGTTGGCTGGTTAGGCGATAACAACAGTTTTTACCTGTACGGATTCAACCAAGGCAACGTCGACGCGATCAATGCGTGGGTAGACGGTAAGATCGTCAACTTTAAACCAGAGTTCGATGGTGGCGATGGTGGCCAGGTGAGCCCGAGCGCACCGCTGACGAAGCCGGAGGCGGGCCAAAAGGTAATCAAGATCGAGAATCCTGACCAGGCAATGCGCCGACTCCAAGCTGCAGGCATGGAAATGAACGCCCGCCTGCCGTACTTGAACGACGATTATCCGGACATTCTCCCGCAGGAGCGCAGCGCGGCAGAAATTGCCAAGAGTTTCGGCAGCAACCTGACCAGCGCTGGCGTGGAATCGCTCAAGGCCCTGGAGAACCTGTTCGGTGGCCCTGGCCGGTTAGGCTCTGGCCTGCAGTTTGACGAAGACACCTACGCCCGCGCCAAACCGCACTTTAAGAAGATGCTGGAAGACTCCCGGGCCGCTGGCGATGACCTTCGCGCCTTTATCCGCAAGATCGTGTCGTACCTGGGACTGGGATCAAAGCCGTATGTCATGCGCTTTGTTGAGGAGCTGCAGTCAGAGCAGGTAAAGACCACTGACAATGCAGAGCCCGATAGCGCCCCAGCGACCAACCCCGAATCAGACTATGCGCCCAAGCCGGGCACCCTGGCCCGCAAGCTATACGATCGCCTGGACGAGATCACCGACAACCGCAAGCTGAAAGCCGTCATTGCTGAGCACTTCGACGTTTCGGCCAAAGAAGTGACCGACCAACAGATGAAGCAGGCGCAGGAAGCGCTTGAGCTGGCATTGGTTACCCGAGCCCGGGATATCGTTCAGCGCGATTCGACCCGCACGGATCGGGCTGTCTTTGACGAGCTGCAAGCCATGTACGCGGCCCAGCCGAATCTGAACGTGCGCAGTTCTGGCAGCATGCAGCGCCAGGCCTACAGCACACCCGCGCCCCTGGCCTTCCTGGCGTCCCGTCTGTCCGGCATTACCGAAGCCACGACCGTCTATGAGCCAACCGCCGGTAACGGCATGCTGCTGATCGGTGCGCCCGCTGACAACATCGTGGCCAATGAGCTCGATGCAGAGCGCGCTGAATTGCTGGAAGCCCAGGGGATCGAGGTATCCCAGGAGGACGCGACGACGTTCATCCCAGCGGATCAAGTTGACTCTGTAATAATGAACCCCCCTTTCGGGCGATTGAAAGACGAGGCCGGAAAGCCGCAACCTGTAAAGATCGACGGCTATACGATCAAGGCGATCGATCACCTGATCGCAGCGAAAGCGCTGGAAGCGATGCAGGACGACGGCCAGGCAACCATGATTATTGGCGCCAGCAAGCTGGCAGGCGATATAGCCGCAGCGGATCGGACGTTCTTTAACTGGCTTTATCGCAACTACAATGTAACCAGTCACTTTGAGGTAGACGGGGATCTTTACAACCGACAGGGCGCCGGATGGCCGGTGCGTGTCATTACGATCAAAGGAAGACAGGCCAGCAACCGAGTATCACCCAAGTCAGGCGTGATCGAGCGAGCCAATAACTGGAGTGAAGTGTATGCGCAATACGAACGCGGTCTGGCTGCCCAGCAATCTGACGGAAGCCGCACAGAAGATACTGGCGGTACCGACAAGCCCGACGCAACGGATGGACCGGTTCCTACTGAAGCTGTCATTGGCGAACAAAATCGTTCGGATGGCGACGGACGAGGAAATGACGGACGAGGAGGCGCGCTCGATCCTGATAATGGATCCAGACCTGGCGACCGCGATAGGACCGGTGACGGGGATTCGACCGATGGCCGAGGCGGCGTTACTGGCGGACAATCTGAGCCTGCTGATATCGGAGTCGGATCTGAGCAGCAAGCCGGTAACAACACCCAAGGCCCTGGAGTCACTGGAACAACAGACACTGGTGGATTGGGTGGGCAATCTACAGCGGGCAAGCCTGGAAAACTAAGCAAGTCCGAATTTCAGACACCTTACAACGCCAAGAGCAAAGGCAAGAACGACGCGGTATTGACTCCGAATAACATGGCCCTACCGCTTGAGCAGGCCCTGACGGATCTGGAAAACGAAGTAGGCGACCTGGACACCTATGTTCAGGAAAAGCTGGGTTACGACACCGTGGCTGAAATGCACGAGTCGTTTATGGGGCTGCAAGTGGACGCGGTTGCGGCGGCGATCTACAACATCGAGAACAACAAGGGCATCATCATTGCCGACCAGACCGGCGTGGGCAAAGGGCGCCAGGCAGCGGCGATTATTCGCTATGCCCGCCGGGTAGGCAAGACCCCTGTGTTTATGTCGGTCACCCCCAACCTGTTCAGCGATATGTACGGGGATCTGCAGGATATCGGCGATTTTGACGTGAAGCCGTTCATCGTCAACTCTGCCGAGCGAATCACCTACAAAGAACGCGAGGTCTACAAATCGGAAGGTGGCAAGCGACACAAATCCCAGCTGCAGGCCATGGCCGCAACCGGGAAGATGCCCGGCGATGCTGACACCCTGTTCCTGACCTACTCGCAGATCCAGACCGACAACCTGCAGCGCCAGGTTATGAGCAAGATGGCCGAGAACGCGATCTTTGTTCTCGATGAAGCGCACAACGTCTCCGGCAATCGATCAACATCAATACCCGCGTCCAAAGGCGGCGGCGAGAAGCTAACCGGTGCCGGTTTCATGTTCTCCCTGATTAACGAAAAGCCAGTGGCCTACCTTTCTGCGACCTATGCCAAGCGCCCGGACAACATGCCGCTGTACTACCGTACCGATCTGTCCAAGGCCGTCGACGAAATCGACCAGCTGGCCGAGGCGGTATCGCAGGGCGGCCTGCAGCTGCAAGCGGTGATCTCCAACATGCTGGCCCGGGCCGGGCAGTTGTTCCGTCGTGAGCGCAGTTTCGAGGGCATTAAAATCACAACGTCCATCGACACTGACAACACGGCAGCGCATGAAAAGCTGTCTGACCAGGTGGCGGAAGGGCTGTCAGCGATCAATCGCGCCGACAAGATGTTTCACAACGTGGCCATGGAGGGTATTAAAGAAGCGGCGGAGGAAGGCGGAGGCGGTGCAAAGGGCGCCGGTAACCGAGCGGGCAACGTCGACCACATGAATTTCTCGTCGGTTATTCACAACTACATAGGCCAGCTGCTGCTGGGGCTGAAAGTAGAGCGATCAGCCAGCCAGGCGATTGAGCTGCACAGAAAAGGCGTCAAGCCGGTTATTGCGCTTGAAAACACCATGGAGTCGTTCCTATCTGAATACGTCAACGATATGGGGATTCAAGTTGGCGATCCGGTTGAGGCAAATTATAACGACGTGCTGCTTCGCGCCCTGGAGCGCAGCCGCCGATATTCGCGAGAGCTGCCCAACGGCGACAAGGAAGCGGTTCAAGTATCTCTGAGCGAACTGGATCCCGCGACACGCGAAGCGTACCAGGAAGCGCAAAAGGTCATAAAGCAGCTGGATATTGCCGATATCCCTATGTCGCCGATCGACCTGATGCGCTATCGCATGACCCAGGCAGGCATGAAGCCGTCCGAGATCACCGGGCGAAACATGACGCTGGACTACAGCACAAATCCGCCGACCCTGGCCAAGCGCGATCCGACTGAGCGCACCGACAAGCGCGCCACCGTAGATGCGTTCAATACCGGGCGCCTGGATGCGCTGGTTCTGAACGTGTCCGGATCCACTGGCCTTTCGATTCATGCTTCCGAGAATTTCAAAGATCAAAAGCCAAGGCACATGATCGTTGCCCAAGCGCCGAAAGACATTAACATTCTGATGCAGATGCTGGGCCGGATTAACCGTACCGGGCAGGTGGTAAAGCCTGAGTTCACTATGATGGGACTCAACATTCCGTCAGAAAAGCGCCCGCTGGCTGTCACGTCCAAGAAAATGAAATCGTTGAACGCCAACACCAGCGCCAACGACAAGTCCGATACCAGCGTGGAAGCGCCGGATATCCTGAACAAGTACGGTGACCAGGTAGTGGCCGAGTATCTGTCTGCCAATCCGGAGCTGGCGACTGAGCTAGACCTGGGATTTACGGCAAGCCCTGATGGCGAGGCAGAGTCAAGACCCACCGAAGGCCTGGCCATGAAGTTTACCGGGCGCCTGGCGCGCACCCCGGTTGAGACGCAAAAGCTGGCCTACGAAGAAATTGAATCGGCCTTTTCACAGCTCATTGAATACCTGACCAAGACCGGACAAAACGACCTGGACCCGCAGACGGTTGATCTGGATGCGCGAATCATGGCCTCAAAAGTGGTTTACGAGGGCAAGGATCCCACGTCACTGTTTGGCGGTAACACGACGCTGCACAAGGTCGACGCCAAGTATCAGGGCAAGCCGCCGACGGGCAAAGACGTGCAGAGCGCACTGGATGAAACCCTCAAAGGTGGAAAGACCCCGAAACAGATTGCCGACGAGCTGATCCTTGACCTGGCCGACCATCCCGGGCGTAGCGCTACCATCGAGCGCGCATTGGAGCGAGTCGACGCTACTGAGGCGGCCATCCAAAAAGCGGCGAAAGAGGACGGGCTAGAAGGTGGGGAGCCCGCCGAGATCCTAGAGCAGTCGAAGCTGCGCGACGATTCAGAACTGAGCAAGAAGTACCTGGATCTGGAGGGCAATTATCAGAGCGCGGTATCCAAGGCCAAGCTGACCCAGGCGCGACTGGACGACACCCGCAAGCGCACCAACGAGGCCCTGGAAAGCACGTTCAAGATCGGCGATCACGTCATGCTGGATCTGAGCGATGAAGTTGTTACCGGCGTGGTTACCGGTATCAAGACCAACCTGAAAGGCAAGGGCGGAGACGCCTATGCGCTGTCAAAGACCCGCGTATCGTTCATGGTCAATAGCGGCATCCGCAACATCGAGCTGCCTTTGAGCAAGCTGCGCCCATCGTCCGGTATCTTCATTCAGAAGCTGAGCACCAAGGCACCGCTGGACGACATATTCAAAGGCCAGGGTGACCTGGGCGGCGAGATGCGCGAGCAGCGCTTCATAGCCACCGGCAATTTGATCGCGGCATCCGCTGATAGATCGATCCCCGGGCGGATCGTTTCGTTCACGTCCCAGGACGGCAACACCTACCAGGGCATGATGCTGCCTCGTTGGTTCAAAGATTCCTCGTTTGAGGATGCAGGTAGTGGCCAGTACATGGCTTTGCGCGATAAAGCACCGCTGTCAAAGTTTCTGCGCAACAACACCGACGCATTGCGCCGGGCGGGCGGCGTGTTCGATAAGAACCAGATTGTGCGGATGCTTCCGAAGACCGACGGCAAGTGGACCATCACCGTGCCCAAGGCCAATAAGGAGGAGCTGGCCAGGCGCGTTAAGTTCAGTCAGCCGCTGATCTCTGCCATGGGCATGGAGTTCTTTGGATCCGGCAAGACCATGACCGCGACGTTTGAGCCCAATCGCCTGAGCGCCGTGACTGAAGCATTGTCTGACCTGGTGCAGCTGAACGCGCTGCCCTCGATGCGCAAGCAATGGGTAGCCGCTGGCGGCAAGAAAGAGGCCGAGGCGGTTGAGAGCTTTGACGACAGCCCCGCAAAGGGATCCGGCGATGCGCCTGCTTTCTTGCGCAACCAGGGCGCCACCGGTACCGGATTGTCTGAGCCCCAGGTGCAGGCTACAGTGGATCGGTTCCTTAAAACCTATCCTGGTGCGGATAATGTCACAGTCGAAATACATCAAAGTGCAACCGCTTTACCCGGATTCAAAGCAGACCGAGACAGTGCCGGCGCCAGTATCGCCGGAGAATATGTCAGCCGAACCGATACCGTGCATCTTGTATCTGCAGCCTTCACCAATGAAAGCGACGTTCTCAAGGCCCTACAAGAGGAAATCTTGGTTCACAAAGGCCTTGGCTTCTTTTCGCCACAGGATCGCGAGCAGCTATACCGCGACATTCAGACGGCGGCGGGCGAAAGCCAGGAAGTAAAAGCGCTTTGGGACAAGACGGTAAAGGAATATCAGGCCGTGGCCGAGTCTGCCGGGCTCAACGACGAGCAGGCAAACCGTCTTTACGCTGAAGAAATGCTGGGATCCCTGGCGCAAGAGCAGCCGAGCTGGATGAAAAAAGGCTGGCGCAAGCTATGGCGCGGGATCAAGCGACTGCTGGTTAAAGCGGGATGGGTGGATCAGGGCATTGGTACCGCTGAGCTGCGTGAGCGTATCACTACGATATCGGACGCTTTCAAGCGCGGGCGCCAGGCCCCTCGCCGTGATTTCAGCGCTGATATCCGTGGTGGCACCACCAGCCAGAGCCAAGTAGAATCGTTTAGTCGGGAGGACGGACAGCCGCCTCTCCCCCAGGTGGAAGTGGAGGAAGACACCAATGAAGCAGAAGCGCAGAGAATCTTCGAAGAATACCAAGCTGCAAGACAGAATCAGTCCGGACAACGCGAGAGTGGGCGGGAAAACAATGGACGAGCTGTTGGAGGACGGAACGCTGCTGCCGATTACGAGTCCAAAACGAAAATCCGTCGACGAAGCGATAGCGGATCTGAACCGGCGGTCATCTTCCGAGGATCCCGAACCGGCGGGCTAAAGCCTGACGACTTTAATGAGTCCAGTTTTGGCGTATCCACCGGGCGCCCATCGTCCGGCCTGGGCGTGTTCTTCAGTTCCAGGAAGCGCGAAGCCGCCGGTTACGGCGACGTTGAAACTTTCGTTCTGGATATGCGCAAGCCCTACGTCATCGATGGCGGGGATCTACCCAGTTTCAATTCCACAGCCGAAGCAACCCGATACCGCAACGCCATTAAGGCTAAAGGCTACGACGGCATTGTGGTGGACTACCGCAGCATTGGCGGTCAGTTGCACTACATTCCGTTCCAGCCTGAGCAGGCGATCCCGACCGAAAGCAAGACACGGTTCAGCCTCAATTCTGCCCCGGCACCCTCAAGAGACGTTCTAGCCGCCGATATCAGCAAAGGCCTGGCCAACGTGGCCGAGCTCGCTGGCGCCCGCGTGATTCAATCTCCCGGCGATCTGCCTGCTACCGCAAAAGCTGAAATGAAATCGCTGGGCGTAGACGAATCATCCGTGCGCGGGCTCTATGTGGATGGCGAGCTCTTTGTGGTGGCCGATAACCTACGCAGTACCCAGGAAGGTATTGAGGTTGCCGTCCATGAAGCAGTGGGACACAAGGGCGTAAGGGGCGTGTTGGGCGCCGAGCTCGATAGCGCAATGCTTCGCCTGTACCGGACACTGCCAAACACCCCCCAGGGGCGCGCTGCCCTGGCCGAGGTCAAAGCAGAGTATCGATTCCTGGACACCAGCAAGCGTGAAGACCGTATCCAGATTGCCGAGGAAATGGTCGCGCACCTGCTGGAAAAAGGGCACCGGCCCAAGGCCTGGCAGCGAGTCGTTGCCAAGATCCGCGAGCTTTTGCGCAAAATGATCCCGTCCATTGCCTGGACTTACAGCGACGTGCTGGCCCTGGGCGAGCAGAGCCGCCAGTATTTACGCAGACGCAAGGCAACCGGCGGCGAGGGCACCCGCTTTGCGACCACCGACGCCGATCAGCAATACATGAACGCCGTTGATTCCGGCAATATGGAGCTGGCTGAAAAGATGGTAGCCGACGCTGCCCGTCAGGCTGGCATACCCGTTATTGAGGAGGAGGGCGTCACCGCTTACGAAGTTCGCCGGGACGCGCCACCGAAGAAAACTCAGAAAGCGTACAAGCTGTTCCGCGTGAAGCGCTCAGCCAGTGGCGAAGTGTTCCCGCTGTACGTTGGTGCCAACGATGCGCTGCCACAAGACGTTTGGCTTAACGCGCTGGAAGGCCTGGAGGCCGAGCCGTCCAAGACCGGCAAGCGCAAGGTGCAGTCGAAGATCGGACACCTGGCCTATCGTCCAGGCTGGCATGCCGGGGATATTCCCCTGGCGACCCACATCGGCGCCAAGGATCCCAGCGGTAAAGTCTTTGCCCGTAAAGAGGACGAGGTATGGGCTGAAGTCGAAATGGCGGCAGACGTGGACTACCAGGGCGAGGCCGACGAGAACGGGCGCACCGAAAAAGGCGGATTCAACGAGGCCGAGGCCGATATCGAGGAAATGCCAGAAAACGGCATGTATCGCTACAAGACAAACGCGAACATGACCGGGCGCTGGATTATCTCCGGATCCATGAAAGTGAACCGGATCCTGTCCGAGTCGGAAGTGAACGATATCCTGGCGGGCGAAGGCCAGCAAAGCATGCCCTGGGCTCAGCGCCCGAAAGGCAGCAAACAGTGGGCGGTAAGCCCGCTGGACCTGGATCGCTGGGGATTGACCAACAACCCGGCCAAAAACCAGCGCAAGCTGCTGGATCCTGTCACCTACGACAACAACGAGGACGTTATCCCGCTGTCCGAGCGGTTTAACCAGGCAACCACGGACGTTCGATTCAGCCTGGTGAGCAACGACCGGATCAGCGGCGGCAACCTGTTTGACGATTTCACCGACGCTGACCGTGCCGCTGCTGCCAAGCAAGGGCCCAGATCTGCGCCTCGTCGTGTCATGGACTACTGGAAAGAAGCGACGAACAACGCCGGGCTCAAGATCCGCCAGGGCATGGTGGACCGCCTGGCCTCGCTCAAGGCAATCGACGAAAAGCTGCTGGGTGAAAAGATGCTGGGCGAGGACATAACCCGTTCGTCCTGGGTATTGGGCCGGATGGCCAACGCGGCAAACGGCGCGCTTCACACGATGCTGCACACTGGCCGAATCAAGATGGACGCCAAGCAGAAAGTTATTGATATTCAGGAAGGCGATTCGAAAGGCCTGGGCGCCGTGTTTGCACAGCTGGCCAGCCAGAACGACCCGGACAGCGCGAGCAAAGAGGTTCAGCGCTTTATGGGCTGGATCGCAGGTAACCGGGCTCGCAAGCTGCTGGACGAGGGGCGCGAGAACCTGTTTACCGAGGAAGATATCACCGCCATGGAAAGCTGGGATCGCGGCGTGTTAGCCGATGGCCGAAACCGTGCCGAAGCGTATGCGTCTGTGTTCCAGGAGTTTCAGGCCTACCGTGACGACGTGCTGGCGATTGCTGACCAGGCCGGGCTGCTGCGCAAGGCGATGGATCCGGACGACGCCACGCTGTTCATGGCCAACAAGCACGGCATCCGTTCAGACCTGGCCGACAAGGCCAAGGCTGCGCGCAAGGCTGCAGCAAGAGCCGATGATATTGACGTGAAGGAAATGGCCGAGGAGCGCGAAAGCGCGGCGATTGGCGAGCTGCAGCAAGAGCTTGTCGCAGAGCTGGGCATGGCTGACTACGATTCTGAGTACGATATGCTGACAACGGATCAGCGGGATCTATGGGCCAATGAGTTCTACGTGCCGTTCTACCGGATCGCTGAAGACGACAACAAGCCAACCGGGCAGCTGGCCACCAGTGGACTGTCCCGACAGAAAGCCTACACCAGGCTCAAGGGCGGATCGCAGAATGTAAACGATCTGCTGGAAAACACCATGATGAACTTCCATCACCTGCTCGATGCCTCGCTGAAGAACCAGGCCGCGAAACAGGCGATCGATAACGCCATGGACCTGGGAATAGCGACACCGGTTAAGGCCAGCAACCGCAACGAGAAAACATCGACGTTTGTTTTGATCGACGGCGAAAAGTCTTTCTATCAGATTGACGACCCGCTGGTATTTGAGTCGATCACGGCGCTGTCCAGCGCTGGCATGAACAATATGGCGATGAAGGTTATGCGAGGCTTTAAGCGCCTGTTTACCAACATGACCACAACGACGCCACAGTTCATGGTTGCGAACCTGATCCGTGACTCACTGCAAGCGACGGCCACCAACGACGTAAGCAAAAATGCGTTTGCTAACGTGATCGGGGGCGCCAGATCCTATCGTGACCAGAAGATCAAAGCACAGATGATGGCCTCCGGCGCCTCGTTTAACTTTGGTCACTTGTTTGGATCCAATCCCGACGAGCTGCGCGCACAGCTGACCCGCGATATGCGAGGGGCCAAGCTGATCGACGGGCCCCAGGGCGTCCCCGATGCGCTGCGCAAAAGCTGGGAGTGGTGGAACAACGTCAACAATGCGACCGAGAACCTGAACCGAGCGGCGATCTTCACGCAGAACCAGGACAAGGGCAAACTCAAAGCAGCGTTTGAATCCCGGGATCTGATGGACTTCTCCGCACACGGCGCCTGGTCTGCCATTCGCATACTGATCGACGTGGTGCCGTTCCTGAATGCCAGGATCCAGGGCCTCGATAAGATCTATCGATCCGGCTTTAAGCCTGGCTACAACGTGCTGAAGTCGGTGTTTGGTGGTGACGATGCCAACGTGAGCGACAAGCAATCGGCTGGCAGATTTTGGGCGGTTACCGGCGCCCTGGCGATGGCCACCATGATGCTTTACCTGCACAACCAGGATGACGAAGAATACCAGAAGCTGGAAGACTGGCAGAAAGATACGTACTGGTTCTTCCGGATCGGGGATCAAGCGTTTTTCATCCCAAAGCCGTTTGAGGTTGGCGCCATTGCCACAATGGTTGAGCGGATTACTCAGCAGTTTGTGGACGACAAAGCCACCGGAAAGCTGTTCCGGGAGCGCATGCAGCACATGCTCACCGATACCTTTGCCATTACGATTGTGCCGCAAGCAATGCAGCCGGCGCTGGACGTGTACGCCAACTACGATGCGTTTACGCAGCGACCCATCGAAAGCATGGGCATGGATCGGCTTTCGCCTGAGCTGCGCAAGCGGGCAAGCACCAGCAAGGCGGGCGAGTGGATCAGCCAAGGGCTCAATGCCACCGTGGGCGCCCTGGGCGATCCTGAGCTCAATCCGTTGGCTCTGAGCCCGGTGCAAGTCGATCACCTGATAAGCGGATACTTTGGCCAGGTAGGCACCTGGGCGGCGAGCTCCGGCGATATAGCTTGGCGAGTCGCAAGCGGGCATGAAGATCCAGCCCGGCGCTGGTATGAGTATCAGCCTGTCCGGCGCTTCTACAAGAACCTGGGCGACGAGGACCGGTATACCAAATACGGTACCGTGTTCTACGAAGGGCTCCGTGAAGCTGGTCGCGCCTACGCGGACGTAAAAGAGCTGCGCGAGCTCGGGCGTCTTGAAGAAGCGGCGAAAGCTGTCCAGGACAACCGGCAGATGCTGATGATCCGTCGCAGCCTGAACCGGGCACAGAGCAAGCTACGCGATATCAACAAGCAGATTGACGTGATCCGCCGGGCCGATATGGACGGCGAGCTCAAGCGGCAAAAGCTGGACCGGTTGCGGGCGATCAAGAACAAGATCCAGAAGGTTATGAGCACCAGAGTTATGGAAGCGCGAGGGTAAATTTATTTACCTATTAGGTAAACGATTTTACTTTTTGCTGACGGCGGCGATCCCGAGCAGGAACAGGACGCCACCGATCAGCAGGGGCGCGTTGACCAGCAGCGCCAGCGCCAGGACAAAGCCAGGGATGCCGATGTAGCTGACCATGAGCCAGCCCGTCACGTTCTGCCATGGCTTGGGCATAACGACCATGCACAGCAAACCGAGTACCGGGAGAATGAACGCCAGGCCGAGTATGGTTTCCATTATCTGTCTCCCTGGCTAATCATCCTTTTGAGTGAATCGTTTGAAAAGCGCGCTGTCGCGGAATTGCTCCTCCTTGTGGAGCTCTTCTTCGATATTTTCTTTCTGGTAACCGGTGATCTTTCCAAACTTGGTTCGCGTCAGAATAATCGGGCTTTGTCGCAATTCGATGATTTCAGCGAGTCGCCTTGCGACGGGCTCCGCCCGCCTGCGGTATTCGTCCTGTATATTTTTGAGCTGCTGGCGTAGGTGTGCTTCTTCTCTATCGAGCTGGTTGGTCATAAGTACCTTGATATGCCTGGATGAAGTCTCAAGCGTACACCAGGGCCGGTAAAATAATTTACCTCTAAAGGGTGAAGGTGCGCGCAAAGCCTCCAGGCGCCCCGGGGAAAGCTGTATAAAAAGCAATGGATTACTCATTGCTAATCAGGCAGTTAAGTTTTTGGGCAGGGCAAATCTATTTATACATCGTGAAGTGCAACGGTCTGAAATTGCTGCATTTTTAGGTCAATCCTTTGACGGTCTTGAAAACCGCCGTACGTTTGTAGCGTACCCGGGGTTCGAATCCCTGGCCCACCGCCAATTTCCTCAACGATTACAGGCCCTTAAAGTCTCGGCGTTTTCCCTTTCAATCTTGCCCAAACGGGCCCTGTATAACAGCCTTTTTATACAGTTGTATAAAACGATTTTGGAAAATGGCCGAATATTACCGGGATTACTTGCCCTCTTTTTTGCGTACCATGGGCGTGATCCTGGTGGATCGGCGCGCCCTCAGATACGTGTCGGTCATGCGCTTGTCGTCGTGCAGCAGGTTGTCCGTCGCATTGCCACCGGCCTTGTCCAGGTCCGTCGCGTGTTTTGCTCTCAGGTCGTGCTCGGTGAATCGCTCTGTCAGATCGGACGCGGCCAGCGCTTCGCGCATACACGATCCCCAGCGATTATGAAACGCGGATTCGCCCAGCGGTTTTCCGGCACGGTCGCAGATCAGCGTCAGGCCCTGCTTTTGGTTGCAGGCTTTCAGATCCGCCACCGCCTTGCGCAGCTCCGGTATCCAGGATATCAGGCCCCGGCGCCCCGTCTTACGAGTCTTCACTGCTATGCCGTCGTCGCGCAGAGCGTTCAGCGGCAGGGCGAGAATGTCACCCTGGCGCAGGCCGGTCAGCAGCTTGAACTCTACATAGGCCCGGATGAACGTCGGCGCCACGGACAGGAGAGCTTCAAGCTCCCAGTCTTCGACGTACCGATCCCGCGCTTTGATCTTGTGCTTTTCAACGCCCTTGACCGGATTGCTGGTCACGATCCCCCACTGCATGGCCTTGCGGAAAACGTGCGATAGCAGCGCGATCTCATGGTTCGCCTGGGTGCGCGACTGCTTGCCCCGGTGATCCAGGTACTGCTGGCAATGCTGAGTGGTGATCTGTGTTGGGTGCATCTGCTCAAACACGCCTCGCAGCTTAATCAGCTCCTTCAGATTGTCCTTCTGAGTGCGCGGTGCCTTGTGCGGGATTACCTCGGCCTGGTATCGATTTAGCAGCTTTGCCATGCCGCTTTCTTTGGTCAGGTTGCCCATCAGCTCCGAGTAGCACAGCAATGCCTCCTGCTTTTCCAGCCCCAGCCGGTACCAAGTTTTCTGCCCGGGCAGGTACATGCGAAGGTGCGGCGGTGCCATCAGTCGCCAGGCGCCGTTTTTCCAGTAAACGTAAGCGGGCATGCCGTTGTCGTTGGCGCGTTTGCGTGGGCTCATGCTGCGAGAATCCGATTAACCAGTGGGTTGTCAGACTTGTTCATTTTGTCCAGGTCCACGTAATAGATAGTTCCGATCACCTTGCCCGGCAACTCGCCGGCATCGATGCACTTTTTCAGAGTCTTAATGTCGGGCTCGCTGCCAGGGTGGAAATACTCGGTGCGGAACCTGGTTGCTTTAATCAGCTTCATACCTTCCCCCGCTCATCCGGCGAATCAAGCGTCATCGTGTAGCCGCAGCATTTTGGCCAGCCGTATTTCAGGGCCACGGAAGCCTGAATGCTTGCAGTGTTGTCGCAGACGGTACACCAGACCCTGCCCCTTGCTAGTTTTGGATCAGCCTTGCCCGCTTGTTCATGAATTTTCATTCCCCACCCCTCGGCACATTCCAAAGATTAATAGGCGGCAACTCCGGCCCCGGCCATTTCAATTCACGCATTGCTTCCTGCCTCTCTTTATCCGTCATGCTGCCCCATTCCCGAATCTGCTCAAGTGTTCTATGGCATCCGGTGCATACGCCTTCTTTGATTTTGCAGACTTTGGTGCAGGGGCTGCTGGTCATTGGTCTTGCTCCTGCTCTGCCAGCAAAGCCCTGGCTTCACGAACCACAATCAAGTCACGCTCGATGCGTCGATCAAGGTCGCCAGAGCGCCGGTTTTCAATCTCGCTTTCCAGATCGGCGGCAAGCTCTGCCATCGTGTCGCGCCATTGTTGCGGCACACTCACGGCCTGGCGGCTGGCAGGGTTAACCTTGGGCCAGCACATATCACAGCTATGCAAATGTCGATCAGTGCCTTTCGAGTAATGCCACGGCATATAATTAATTGACGCCCCGCATGTGTCGCAGTCTGGGTAGTCGTCAGCGCCGAAGCTGACAGGTTGCGTGTAAAGCTCGCTAAACGCCGCTGCAATTCGTACCGGAAGGTCATTGAGGGCAGGCGTTCCATCCAATCGCTTACCCCATTTTGGCCAATCTTGACGATATTCACTAAAAATCTTTTTGACTCTCTGGAGCGCATTGTGGAAGCCGATTATGCTTTCCGAGTCGCCCCCAACCCCCTCGCGGCTGGCTTGCCAAAGCGCCCCTTCGCAGAACGCTTCCCATGATTCATTGATGGGGTGTAGAACCAGACCAGAATAGTTTTTGTGTATGTAAACATCGCGGTTTTCGCACCATATAGCCCCGCTGGGTATAGCATGCAGTTGCTCAAACGCTTGTCGTTCATCACTCATGGCCTTGCTCCTGTTTTATCTCGCATTCTGATTTCTGCCTCACTGCTACAGCAGGTAAAGCAGCCACGGCCCCGGCAGTCCGGACAGTCCAAAACCTTTTGCTGTGACGTGTCACGATCCTGGCGCACCAGATCCAGGACGTACTCAGTCACGTCTTCATAACCGGCGACCAAGGCAGATATGTGAATCAGTGATCTTTCTACGTCGGTTGTTCTCAGTCGCAGATCCCGTAGGCCAAGCGCTTTTTCACGCTCCCGCTCCCGGCGCTTTCGTTCTTTGCCGCTCATTGCCACGTTTAGCCTCCGATCACTGAAAAGTTAGGCAGGCTCACGTTGCTGTCGCCCTGGTGATGGATCTCCGCCGTCTCACCGCCCAGGATCCGCTCAACATGCTTTCGCGACACAACCAGCTCACCGATACCGTTCTCTTTGTAAGCAATGCCCATCGCGCCCAGGACAGACTTTTGTGTGTTGGGTCGGGCGCGGCCTGTCAGTCTTGCGATTTCGTCTTTGGTCAGAAACATAGAGCGGCCTCGGTTACGCTACTGCGTCTGTTTCAAGGATCTGCATGATCCGGTTTGCTTGCTGCAGGCTGACGACTTTTTTGAGCTCGATGGATACTAAGTTGTTTCTGGTGTTGCGGACGCTCAGGTAGTCGCCCTTTAAGCGCTCGGTGTTCCAGCTGCTCAGCAGATCCGTGCGATCGCAGTTCAGCGCTTGCGCCAGTCGAACCTGGTTCTTCTGGCCCGGAAACGCGCCGGCGCTGCAATAGCGACTGATCTGATCTCGCGGGATGCCGGTTGCCTTGGCCAGCTCGTGCTGATCCATCGCCACTACCGTCATGCGGTTAATGAGCTCAGCGGCAAACGCCGCCCGCCGGGTGCTCTGCAGTGCTCGGTACATCGTGCGGTTCGTGCTCATGGTTCTTCTTTCCTTCTAACTGCGATTGTTTGGTGTCGTGATCTATGTCGTGCCATTGGCGCTTGCGCCAGGGCGAACCAATGCTTAGCCATCCCAGCCCCTTACTGACCCAGGCGCCTACCTTGTCACTGTCGGGCTCCCAGGATGGGCCCATAAATGTGTGTGCGATCCAGCCCACGTCCACGCACTGGCTCATTTTCACGTCTTCCATGAGAAACCGGCGGAGCTCTGTATCAAACGCCTCGTCCTGGGATAGCGCTTGCAACGCCATGTTGCGCAACGTGAACGAAACTGACTCGATATAAACCTCACCGTCCGGCGCTTCGCACAGGGCCCTCATGGCAATGATCCAGTCCATCGGCTCACGGTAAAAAACGGACTGCATCTTTTGCGTTACCGGGAGCCAGGATCCGCCCATCTTCATTTCTGCGCTGGTAGCCGGGCCCGGGCCTATCGCGGCCAGGGATTGCCAGGTCCACGTATTCAGCTTGCTGGTCATGCGCCTGGCGGCTTTGGTTGAGTCGTGCTTTTTGCGCACCTTCTTTATTTGCAGTTTACGCGGCACCATTTACCTCCAGGTCGCGATCCCATCGCTGAGTTGCTGCGATCGTGTGCAGCGATCTTGGCTTCTTTATTTTTTTAATATCTTTGTAGCCGACTTGTCGGGCGCCCCAACGCTCGAGAGTTTCGGGATCCGGGCCAAACGATTTAGGGAAGGCTTTGGCCATAGTGTCGTAAAGCTCGCTGTCATCGCGATCAATCATCCCCTTCAGCTTGCAATTTCCCAGGCCCATAACGCGGGCACATTTGGTTAGCGAAAATCCGGGGATGCGAGACATAGCCATCAGGTCGCGTCTTTGCTTTTGTGTCAGTACCGCTCCTGGATTGCTCATGCCGCGTTCTCCTGATCCTCGCGGGCGGCGTCGATCCACTCAACACGCACGTTACCCGGGCCCTCAATAAACTCGCGGAATTGATCCTGAACGTCTGCCTCGCTCATGCCCGCAGGCAGTGTCGCGACCATCGAAACGCTGATGTAGTGGCGCTCCGATCCGCTGGAAAGCTGTGCGCCATTTTCCTCGCGGGCCGGTGGAGCCTCTTGTGCAGCCTGTGCCTGGGGCTCCGGTTCTGTCGGTTTTGCCAGCTCCGGTTCAGGGGCTTTTTGATTTTCCCCGTCGCCGTAGAAAAGTCGGTCCCCGCGCTCTAGATAGGCCTGGCGCTGCTTATGAGCCTGCTCTTGTTCCCGGTACACGTTGTCGAGGATCTTCGCCTCATACTTGCGCTGACGGTCCACTTCTACGTCAAGCAGGTTTGCCAGCTTAGTGTCGTAGGCTTCTTTATCTGCAAACAGAAAGTGCTCAACGTGGGCCCGCTCCAGGGGAGAGGAAAGCCCGGCACGATAGCTGGCGTTTTCGAGTTCCAGCAGGCGCCGTTCAACCGATTGCTGCAGCTGCAGCTCAGCGTTTACGCGATCCGCCACGGCTTGCACTGCTTTATCAGTCAACCGATCTTTTTTGGTCAGGCTCCCCAGCTTTACAAGGTCGTCCAGGTTGTCTGCTGTCCCGAGAAATTCCGGCAGGATTTCGGCGTCTGTGCGCAAATATTGACGATAGGCGATCAGCTCGTCGCGCAAGCCGTCCAGTCGCGCCTGGTCGAACTTTGCGATCTGATCCAGAATTTCCTGGCGACCAGTGGCGACCAGGCCAACGCACTCTTTCATCTGGTCGTCGGCGTGTTTGATCGGCGCTGACACAAATTTGATCGCGTCCTTTCGCTGGGTATCCAGCTCAGTCTTCAGCTTGTTCAGCTCGGTGGCCAGCTCGCGGGCTTCTTTCACGCTGTCTTGCGTAACAACGGTTCGATATTGCGCAAGCTGCTTTTCCAGCTGTGCTTTGAAAGTCTCATAGTTGAAGCTCAGAACTGCAGGGGTCTGGCTGATCTGTGGGCTCAAGGTGTTCATGCGGTGGCTCCTGTTGCAAAAACGTTTGGACGTTTGGTGGCGGGCTTAGTGGCGACGGGCTCCGGCGCTTCGACGTGATCGCCCATGCCGCAATAGAGATCGGCGGATAAGATCTTTTGCTTGCAGTGCTCAACGTACCGATCAAACGCGACCAGATCCGATTCCAGGGCTTCGATGTAGTCGTCGTCGCGCTGAACGCGGTGTAGGATCAGCTCTTTGCCTGCGGCTTTCAGATCCGGGCAGTACAGGCCGTAGTGCCACCATTTGCGCCCAGTGATCCACATGCCGCCCTGCATCTGATCCATGAACTCGCTCAGATCCTGCTCAACAATGACCTGGCGCATACGGGCCGGATCTACCAAGCACTTGTACTCGGCCCCGCCGTCGGGCTCGATCAGCCCGTCTGCGCTGGCGCCGAACTTGCCATCGGTGGTGCGGACAAAACCGGCGTGTTCGATCATCATGCCGATCCGCCGTTCGTGCAGATCCCGCGCTTCGGGTTCCAGATCGTTGCCGCGCTGCATAGCCCAGGTAGTAAAGCCTCCGTCCAGCGGCTTGCCGGTGATGCGCTCAACCGCCAGGCGAAAAGCGTAGTCTTTGGCTGCGCTGGTGTAGTCACCGACGCGCTCGCCGTCCAGGGCCCTCTCGATCCGCTTGGATTTCGGAGCCGCTTTGTATCCTGCTTTTTCCATGGCGTCCTTTTTGTCCAGGCCATCGATCCGGATGGCGTTCACATACTTCTGCATCTGCTCGTTGAGCCCGTCCGTGACCTTGCGGACCTCGGAAAACATGCTTGCGGTTGTTGCTCCGGATCGCGCCTGGTGCCAATCGTTGTCACCTTGATCGCATTCGACAATCTCAAAATCGCTCATTGCTGCTGCTCCTGCTTCTTGGCTTTGGCGCCCAGGTTCATCATTGCGCCCTTGAAGCGCTCGGATTTCAGACCGGCGAGGCTGTCGATCCCGGCGGCCCTGCAAAATTGCTCGGTCGTGGTTCCGGCCTTTTCGATCGCGCTCTGCAGCGATTTGCGCTGGCCCTCATTAACGAATCCGGATTCCTGAGACTGGTTGCCTGGCGCCGACTCTTTTCGCTGCTGTGCAGCGGCCTGGACGCGGGGGTTTGGCGCGCTGGCCTGGCCGTCGTCGTCCATTCCGCGCACTGATGTGCCAGTGGCTGCAAGCAATGTGTAGCGCTCCAAATAGGTGATGGTTGAGGCGATCATCTGTATGGGGTTCTTGTTGCCGCTCACGTCAGCCGGGCCCCTCAAAGTCGTCTCCTGGCTGTGTCCCAGCTCGTGAGTCAGGATGCAGGTGACTGCTACCCAGTTCTGTTCCAGGTTCTTGGTGCGCCAGGTGTATGAGATACCAACTCGGCTTAAGTGCTCGCCCAGGATTTCATCAATGTTATCCAGCGTGGCGTGGCTGTAACTGACCGATCCGCCCTCGGCTTTTTTTGAGTTGTACCCCACGTCCTTGTTTTTGTAGATGGTCGGGCGCGCTGATTTGAACGACGCCATTGAACGAACAAAGGCCTTGCGCGCTTCGTTCGCCTCCCAGCGCTCGTGCAGATCCATCAGCTTTTCTAGCTGATCCAGGCCCGCGCCTTTCTCGATGGCCAGCGCAATCATCCGTGCGGGGTTCATCGTTTCCGGTGCCGCGCTGTCATTGCGCGACTGGGTTATCTCTTGCGGTCGGTGCTCCGCAACGGCGTTAGTAGTCATTGGCGTTCTCCATGCTTTCAATAAAGGTTTGCTCGAAATCGTCAACCAGGCTCTGCGCTGCGCGATCGATGATCGCGTCAAGTTGCGCTGCGGCCAGGTTTGGCTTGCCACAACACAGCAGCAAGGCAGCACGGTGCTCACGTCTCAGTTCGTCGCATAAGCGATCGATCACACAATCAAAGTCCAGGATCCGTGCATTGTTTGCGTACAGTGCTTGGCCGCTCGCCAGCTCGCTCGCCAGATTCTCGCGCTCCTGTTTGAAGAATTTTTCAGCCCGCTCTCTCGGCAGATTCGCCTCGCTTGTCTCGTCTGCGTGTCGGTCAATGTCTTGTTCAACGGCGCCCATATATGGATCCTCCTAATTTTTGATCAGACACAGCGGATTCGACGATAAACGTCGATCGCGGGCGTAATGAAAAGCGGGTAGTGGTTAGCTCAACCGGGCGGATATAGCCGTGAACCAGGCAAAACGTCAGAACACCGATGCCACAATGCTGCTCGGTCTTCTCGCGCAACGAACGGCGGTGTGCTTTCACGGTTTCAGTAGAGACGTGGTTGATGAACGCGGATTCGTCGACTGTCAGGCCCTGGACCCAGGTGACAAGCTCGCGCATTTCAGCGGGGGAGAAAAAGCCGTCGCTGTCTAGCAAGTAGTGTTTCTTGTGAAGTTGTACAGTAGTCATTCCATGATCCCTCCAAAGGTTCATGGGTAATGTATAACTCACTGCGGTTTATTTCAAGTGTTAGTTTACTCAAATGTGGACAATGTTGGTCGTCAAGGTTTCTTTTGAGTTACGTTTTGTCGTTTTGTTCGGTGAGGGTATCTTGCAGCTGGTGCAGACTCAGTAAAGCGGATTCGGCCAGGATCGCGGCAACGTGCTCGCCGTCAGGCGCGCCAACTTTCTCGGGATCGGAAAGGAACGTCAGAACGGTATCCAGTTTTTCAATGTGATGGGCAATGCTTTCGTATTGTTCAGTGTCCATTCAAAGAGCTCCTGCGATGAATGTGTGTAGAATTTCGATGCAGGACCATACCATGCCTCGCCTTATCGTCGTGAGGCTGGACTGTACAATGTTGAAAAGACAATTATATTTTAGTCGCTTCCGAGGCTGCTCAGATCGCTTATGAGGTCCATGATCTGGCGCTTACGGCGCTGCGGTAGTCCCGCGAATTGCTCGATCATCGAGCCCAGCTCAGCGTCTGTCAGAGCATCGTCTGTGATCCCGTCCATCAGCATAATCGCCGGGTGAATCCGGAAATAGCGAGCGATCGCAGCCACGGTGGACAGTTTTGGTGAGATCTGCGAATCCGGTGTTTCCAGGTTTGAGATAGTTTTTTGCGACACGGCGGCAATCATGGCCATATCGCGCTGGCTACGCCCTTGCAGTGTGCGCAGACGTTTAGCGTTTCGAGCCAAGACTGATTGGATTCCCATTTAACGTCCCTTTTTTTTGTAACTCAGCGTCTGGCAGAATTTTACTAGTTGCAGCGAGAAAAGTATTAGCGGTATAGTGAGTAATACATTCCTTAAAAGGTGAGGCTTACCGTGAAAAGCAAGTTAATTGAAGCCCTGGCCTTGGGACTCAAGCAAGTCCAGAAGAACGAGGGCGAATGGACCGATATCGCAAATAACGCGGGAATCTCACGATCCACTGTCGTCAAAATTGCAGCCGGGCAACGGCCCAACATTACCGTTTCGACGTTTGAAAATGTCTATAACGAGTTGGTTCGACGCGGGCATGTTCAAAGCACTTTTGTGTATGAATCTGTCGATCATAGTGACCGACCAAGCCACAAAAGCATTACCTGTAATGGGTGAAATTCATACAACTATGAGCAACGCCCTGCCAGGGGCGAGTACCTGGTGCCGGTGAGCTGACTGAGCTGGCCATTATGCAAGCCGAGGTGGGGATCGGCCCAAAGATATCAGCAGTGCGCGCAACGCGAAGGCTAAAAAAGCGCAGAAGTTTTGCGCCATATTCCGGCCACCCTGCGGAAACTGTGCGACACACACGCCTGAATTTCAGGCATAAAAAAGCCCCGGCTAAACGATCTGGAGGGATCACCGAGGCTTACTCACTAGAAGCGAGAAATCTAATTATGCAAAAAATCCTCTATTTGTGCAAACGCCAGCAAGCAATATTCCGGATCCGATTGCGGATGCTGGCCTTTGCCTTGCGGTATGCCGTAGCAGGCGGGAGTTCAGCTTATGAGAACTACCAGGCGCTCAAAAAGCAGCTGGCTCTGTATCGACTGGACCTTGGCACAAGCAGGCTCGATAAGCGCTGGGAGTCCACCCCATGAGCGCCGTTCACTATTTGCCGAGTTATGGGGGGGCTGTGACTGACCAGATCCCCGACCAAGATACCAAGCCCCAGCTGTCAGACGGCTACACGCGGATAGTCAACTCCGTGATGGAAGCACTCCCGCAATCGCGCCTGTCCGCCCTTGAGCTGGCCATGTGCATCTTCATTTGTCGCAAGACGTTCGGTTTTAACAAGGGCAAAGACAAGATCTCAGGCTCTCAGCTGGGCGAAGGCCTGGCGATCAATCAGAAAAAAGCGGCGAAGATCCTGGCCCAGCTGCTGCGTAAAAACGTGGTGATCCGCGAAGGCAGTTCGCACGGTCCGATAAAGATCAACACAAAAACCCACGAATGGATAAAGCCTGACAAGAAAACCCGCCCGCCAGAGAACCCGAATTTGAACCGTAAAACGGCACCAATTTCCCCGGTTTTCAAAAAGGGTACTAAGTACCGTAATTGGGTACCAATTCAGTACCCTAATTGGGTACACACAATAGACAAAAGACAAACTACTAACTCTGCTTCGCAGAGTATGGTCGTGCAAAGCACCGACCGCGCTGATGAAACCGATCGATCGAAACCTTCCCCGAAAGCAAAACCACCCGTCGCTATGAAAACCGGCGCCGTCGTTCAAAGCCCAAACGGTCGCAAGTGGGGCGAGCAGGTTGATCTCGATATCGCGGAGCTCATGGCTCGCGCCGTCGACCACAACATCGGCCAGGACGCACCGGCTACCCGGAATATGATCGGCTGGGCTAACGAGATCCGGTTACTGCGACACCGCGACAACCGGCCCGAGGGCGCTATCCGAGCGCTGATCGCTTGGTCCCAGCAGCATCACTTCTGGCATAAAAATATCCTGAGCCCCGAGAAGCTGCGAAAGCAGTGGACACGACTGGCCATAGAGCGCAATGACGAACGCAAGCAAGGTGGACCCAATGAAACACGTCGGAAAAATACTCGATCAGGTCGCAGCGCAGAGCTCATCAGGCAGCAAACAGATCTGCAATACGCCGTCGACAACTTCTGAGGCGGCGTTTAGCAAGGACGAAAAGGCCAAGGCCTCGCTGTTCTTCGCCAGGATCCAAACGATCTACGGGACCGGACGATGCGGAACGCTATGGGAAAGCGAGGAGGAGCTAAAGATCATGCGCCGGGAATGGGCCAGGTCACTGGGACAGTTCTCACTGGATCAGCTGGAAAGCATCTTCACGAGGCTCAAAGGCAAATTATCGGAGGGGGATGGCGCGTATCGCTTTCCAGACATTGCGCTGATCCTGGGCCTGGTCAACGACCCCGTTAAGCAAAGATCCCACCGGGTATTTCCCAAGGGACTGCCGGAGCCGGACTGGAAAAAATCCCAGCGCCAGGCGGCGGGCAAAATCGCGTCTAAGACGTGCGTGGCGGTTATGAACGGGACGGCATGCTTCGTGGAGGACAAGCCGATTGGCGAAGGCTAAGGACCGATACGCGCTGCGTGTTCAGCAAGGGCAGTTCGTGCCGGCGGATCGATCAACGCAGCTGCGGCTACGGGAAAAGGGATTCCGGACAGGGGATCTGGTGTTCGTGGAGTTTCGTCGGCCTCGAAATCCCAAGTTCCACCGCCTGGCTCACCAGCTGGGCAGGCTGTGTACCGACAACATTGAAGCCTTTGAGGGCATGGATCCGCACAAGGTTCTGAAGCGCCTGCAGCTGGAGGCCAGGGTAGGC